ATGCCGCTAACAAAGCTGGAAATCGACCGGATCACGCCAGGCGAAAAACAAGTGAAAGTCACGGATGGCCAGGGCCTTTACTTGCTGGTCATGCCCAATGCCGCAAAATACTGGCGCCTGAAATACCGTTTTGCAGGCAAGGAAAAGGTTCTTGCCCTGGGTGTCTATCCAGAAGTGTCGCTCAAGGAAGCGCGGCTGAAGCGAGACGAGGCACGCCGCCTGCTGGCTCAGGGAGAAGACCCTGGCGAACAAAAAAAGAAGAACGCACGCAAGCAACTGGTCGAAGCCTCCTCCACCTTCCAAGCCGTCGCCCAGGAATGGTGGAACAAAATGTCTGCGGAATGGGCGCCCACTCATGCAACCGGGGTCTGGCGCTCACTGGAAATCCACCTCTTCCCCAAGCTTGGCGACCGTCCGATCCGTGACATCAGCGCAATGGACTTGCTGCTCGTCCTGCAATCTGTTGAAAAACAGGGACTGCACGACACGGCAAACCGACTTCGTGAACGCTGCAATGCCATCTGGCGAAGAGCGGTCAAAACAGGCCGGGCCGCGGCCAACCCTGCTGCAGACCTTGCTGGCGAACTGATCACCCCCATCACAAAGCCACAGCCATCCTTAACGCGCGAGGAGTTGCCAGCCTTCCTCGTCGCCTTGGGCACTAACGAACACATCTCGCTGCAAACCAAATACTTGATCAAGCTCGTCATGATCTGCTTCACCCGGATAGGTGAAACGGTCCAGGCGAAATGGGATGACTTCGATCTGGATAAAGCCATTTGGACCATCCCGCCGGAGACCCGAAAGCTGAAGCGAGTGCTCAAAGCCGCCGCCGCACCCCACATCGTCCCTCTTCCTTCTCAAGCGGTAGACATCCTAAGGCAGTTGCACATGCACCGTGTAGAGGGAAATGATTTCGTCTTCCCCAGTTTCTTCTATCGCGGCCGGCATATGAGCAAAGCCACACTGCTCAAGGCATTCGAACGCATGGGGTATAGCGGCAAAAATACGGAAAATGGGCATGTAGTCACCCACGGCTTCCGCGCCACCGCTTCCACCATTCTGAATGAAGCCGGCTTCAACCCCGATGCCATCGAGCGGCAGCTGTCTCACAAGGAACCAAACCAAGTACGGGCCGCCTACAATCGCGCTCAATACATGGAAGAGCGCCGGACAATGCTGCAAAGCTGGGCCGACTACCTCGACAAAGTCGAACAAGGGGGAGATACCACGCTGCTGGCTGCCATGCATGCATAGCGCGCATGAAAGCGCATGAGCCAGGGGCGGCCCGCCATCCGGCGATAGCACCGCATGGCGGGCCTTTGTGGGCCGTTCATGCAGGTGCATGATTTCCCGCACATGAAGCGCGGGGGCGAGGCGGGGCTTCGATTGCGCGCGCAGGGTGCTGGCAACCCTTCCTGCCTGGTTTGCCAGGGGGATACATAAGCCTTTTCACATATAATGCGCCCTTTGCCTGCCACTTCCATGAAGCGAATCATCCGCCTCGGCGACCCGACCGACCACGGTGGGAACGTCGTCAGCGCCAGCAGCACAACAACCATGTTTGGCAAAGCCGTCGCGCTGGTTGGCGACTCCGTCAGTTGCCCGAAGCAAGGCCACGTCAACTGCACCATCGTAGAAGGCGACCCATCATGGACGATAGGCGGCAAAGGTGTCGCCCTGGAGGGCCATAAAGTCAGCTGCGGCGCGACCCTCATCAGCACCATGGGCGAGGTGGGCCGAAATTATGAGGGCAGCGGATCGGCGTCAACAGGAGCTTCCACCGCTGGGACTGCGGCTGCGGCTGCGGCCGCCGCTACCGCTCTTGCTGCGGCGGCGACCACTGTCGCAGCCTTTGACGAACAAATCCGTTTCTTCACGGCTGATCGCAATGCCCTGGCCGATACCCGTTACAAACTGACGCTTGAAGACGGAAGTACCGTCGAAGGGACAACCGACTCAGCCGGCAAGACAGAGCGGATCGCGACCGATAAAGCCACTGCCATTACCTGCGCCGAGTTCTACCCGGACACCGTCTACAGCTGCGCCTGCCAGATTGAACACATGTGCGAGACTGGAGGCCGCGGACCCGCGCCGGCTCTAAAAGCTGACCTCAGCGGCATCAAAACAAACCCGCAGGCTATTGGTTCATCTACGGTAAATCACACGCTGCCCAAGGCAACGGACACGCGGGGCATGACGCCAGGCGAGATTGCGATGGCGCGGACCGTCTTCAAGAACTCGCTGGATTACAGCAAGGTCAAAATCCACCGCGGTGGCTTGTTCGGCCAGCCAAATCGTTCAGGAAACGCAATGACGCCCAAGGGTGAAATACACTTCCCTGACGACTCTTTCCGGCCTGACTTCTCGATAGAAAGTGATAGCGATAAGGTATGGTTCATCCACGAAATGACCCACGTCTGGCAGTACCAACTTGGCTACAACGTGGTATTCGGTGGGGCGGTGATTGGCATGAAAGGCGGGTATTCGGATGATGGCAAGCGCGGTCCCTCACCCGCCTACCGCTATAACCTCGCAGGCCAAGATAAGGGTAAGGCCATGCCAGACTTCAATATGGAACAGCAAGGAGAGCTGGTTTCACACTATTTCGGAGCAACCCAACTTGGCATAGATAGGGACGCCAATGCTTTGGCGCGAGCACTCGGTGGCTTCTTGACGAACCCGGCAAACCCTAGTCTCCTACCAGCAACAACAAAGATTGAATCATGATGAAATTACTACTTCTGGCAGGGCTGATACTGGCTGGTAACTCTTGGGCCATGTCCAAGCCTTACGACGCTGAGGCCACCGCTGTAATGAAAGACGGCAAGCCTTGCTTCTACTTGAAAACGCCGATAGAAGGTGACACACCCGACTACCTAAAAGGGCAAGGAGTATCTGCCGAAGTTTTCAATGAAACACAACATCGCTATATGTGGAAGTCTTGGTACAAAACCACGCTGAAAACGCCGCCTACATCACCACAGACATGCATTTCTTACGGTACAAAATCGCCAGACAAAAACCGGATGCTGGCCCTGCCACTGACCAACGACACCGCCTATATCTTCGACATGTTTGGCGAGTACGGCCGGAACCGACTCTACTTCTGCATCAAGAAGGACGCCCAAGGGAAAGACTACCTGTCCAAGTCTGGCCCGCAGGCGAACTGTTCGACTGACCCGCTATAACTCGCTGGGAGCCAACGCATCAAGGCACCCTGTAGCCCCACAAAAAAGCCCCGCATCGCGGGGCTTAGTTTTGGATCCTCTGTTCGCTCACGCCTGGGAAGCCAAAACACGGCTCAAACTGAGCTACTTTCTACTGAGCCGATCATAAGAAAAACAGGTGCGTCTACTCGCCCCCATCTGGGTCGCTAGCGCGGCCTCTTGCACGCTGACGAAGTCCAGCATTGATATGCTGGGCCAAGATACACCTTGCATAGCTCATGGATACGGGCGCAGTGCCAATCGTAGAGATCACTGCGCGCCACACTCCATTCACAATCCTACCCACAGGCAATGATTTGGCACTGCCTTGGAAAGGTGGGTCAAATAGGAACATCAACCCAGGCACGGTGGGCAGCTCAAACAGAACTGGCTCACGTCCCTGAATCAACTTGATTTCAGCAGGTTCAAGCAGCAGTTCTACTTGCCAATGATCTAGTTCAAAATCCAGTGACCTTGATATTTCCAACCACATATAGTGCCGACCTTCCTGTAGAAGTAAGACTTTTCCACCGAAATATCGATCAGCGCGAGTTGCATCTGCCTGCTCTGTTTAAGAGTCAAAAACAGAGAAAGGCAACGCAACGCCTCCAAACCCAGCGCTCTGGTGTCAGGCCATTGCAACAGAAAAATAATCGACTCTATAGTGACATCATCGACCATGGCTGGCTCCTTGTCTCCTCTTTGTTTCTTAGTAGCACCACTTAGCATCGACCGCTTGAAATATCTGCCTAAATTTTATAACTTTCCGTACAGGCACCAGCCTGGTGTAACATGAGGAAAGGTATCAAATGCAAATTATGTTTGAAGGTGGGCTATTTAAAGCTGATGGATACCAAAGTTTCCTAAACCAGCAAGGCCCAACAGAACTTTATACTTTAACTAAAGAGAATCTCTCATTTTCCTTAGAAATTACACGATCTGCCTCAAACCCGATCACCGACAAGAAAGGTCAAGTCCTTATCCAATCCGCCCCCTCCGGCCTACTAGTTAAAATATTTGAAGTCAACCCAACATCAGAAAATAGTAAACATGTTTTAAGAGGAAGCATTTTTATGGGCCATCCCATGGGACATCTCGATATCGCGGACTATGCCTCGGATGTACTGCGCCATGACGAGTAACACCGTTATAGACAAACTAAAGCCCCGCCGTTGCGGGGCTTCATCTTTGACATGCAACACGCTCACGTCTGCATAGCCAGCGCATACGGTCCAAACTGGATCACCTTCTCCCCTGCCCACTCGTTGACCTCCTCCAGCCGCATCATCAGCGGCTTGATTTCGTTTTCATAGAACACGCTGGCCGCCTTGTTGGCGTCGCCGAAGCCGCCGGTATTACTGGGGATGACACCCATCAGCTGCGGCGGCACCCGGTGCGCCGCCAGCACGTCGTCGCGTGTGATGTTCTTGATGTTCAAGAACTCGTCCTTGGCCGCCACCTCCGCCAGCGGAATGATCTGTATCCCGTCCTTCTTGCCGTTGGGCGCGTACATGAACACGTTCCGGAAATTGCCCGGTCCCTTGCTGTCCTTCAGCGCCTTGCGCATCGCGTCGACGTCCTCCTCTTTTTGCGCGGGGTCCGTCATGTACATGATGAAACCGGCGTGACTGCCATTCAGGTAATACTTGCGGCGGAACAGCGTGGCCGACTCGTTCAGCCAGGCCGATTGCAGCGCGGCCAGATATTCCGGCAGGCCGTACACCTCCTGATTGATATCCGGCTCCAGCAGGTGGAACACCTCGCCCAGCGCCTGCTCTTGATCATAGCCCGGCACCCACCAGAAGCCGGCCAGGTCCTTGGCGCGCCGCACGTACTTGGCCAGCGCCGGCTTCAGCTCCAGCACCCCGCCCAGGCGGTGGCGCCGCTTTTCCAGATAGCCGTTGCCGAACACCAAGAAGTCCATCACCAGGCTGGCGAACGCCGCCCGGCTCAGCAGCGGATGGGGCTGAAACGTCGAGACCAGCACATTGCGCTTCACCGCCAAGGCGCTGGCGTGGTGGACGTTGGCCCGCAGGCTGCGCGCCAGGCCGTCCCAGGCGATGGGCGGCTCATACCATTTGCCGGCGTCAGTGCATTGCAAGTAATCCATGATCTCGCGCCGGTCCAGCATCGGCACCGGCTCGCCGAAGCTGAACGCCTGCATGCTGCCGGCCTCCGCCGGCGCGGCGGCCATCGTGGTGGATCGGACGGCGGGTTTCTTGTGGCGTCGGGACATTAGCAGAACTCCATGAAGCTGGAGTTAGCCGCGGTGGCCCCCTCCAGCGGTTCGTTGAATAGGGCGTGCATGGTTGCCCACGCCAGATCGGCGTGGCTGGTTTCTTCCGAGCGGCCGGCGGCGAAGGTGATGGCGCGGCCGCTGGCGGTGGTGGTTTTCTTGATCGCCAGGAAGCTGGCGGCAATGTCGTTGTGGCTGGCGTCGAACTGGAGCCGGCCATTGTGGATCACGTCCAAGGCTTTCAGCACCAGGCGGGTTTTCACCTCCGGGCTGTACTGGAACCCTACCGCGTCCGGGCGGAACTGCTTCACCAGCTGGAACACCCCGGTCCCTAGGCCGGTGGTGTCGATGCCGATATAAGCCACGTTGAAGCGCTGGCACTGCTGACGGATGAAATCCGCCTGGCCGGCAAAGTCCATGCCCTTGAACTGCGAGCGCTCCAGCACGCGGAACGGGCCGCCCGGCGCGGCCGGCGGCGCCAGCACAACCAGCGCGGCGCTGTCGCCGGTATGGCTCGGGTCATAGCCCAGCCAGACCGGACGGTTGCCGAATGGCCGCGCGGCGAACGGCTTGTAGTCGTCCCACTCGTCCCAGGCATCCACCATGCAGCGTTGCAGCGCCGCGAACGAGAACACGCTGGCGCCGTCGTCGATGAACTGGCACATGAACAGCTGCAAGAACTCTTCCGGGCTGTACTCCAGCCGCAGCTGGTCCACATCGAACAGATCGCAGCCGCCGGCCAGCGCATCCAAGATGGTGACGATCTGGCGCCAGCGGCCATCCGGCCCGCGCCCGCCGCCGGCCAGAGCGTGATGCGAGACATCGAGCCGGATGTGTTCGGCCTTGGGCCGGCCCTTGTTGAACGCCTCGCCGGTCCAGACCCGGTATGCCTCGTGCGACATGGCCGAAGGGGTGGAGAAGTAGGTCTGGCGGTATTGCTTCTGCGAGGCCATCGCGCTGGCCAGCTTGCGCAGTTCCAGAAAGCGCGGAATCCAGAAGTATTCATCGACATACAGATCGCCATGGCGGCCCTGGGCGGTGCGGCTGTTGGTCCCTAGGAAGCTGAGTTCCGCGCCGTTGCCAAGCTTGATTACCTCGCCCTTCAGCTCAACGCCGGCCACCTCTTTGACGAAGTCCACGATGTAGCTGCGGAACTGGAACGCCTGGGCCTTGGACGCGGATAGGAAAATCTGATTGCGGCCGGTCTCCAGCGCGGTAATCAGCGCCTCATGCGCAAAGTAATAGGTGGCGCCGATCTGGCGGGATTTCAGAATGTCGCGGATGCGCTCGGTTTGGCCGGCGCGATACCAGTTCTTCTGGTAGCCGTACATCCGGTCCATGAACGCCGCCACCAGCTGGGCTTGCATCTCCTCGCTGATCGCGTTTTTTTCGGGCGGCTTCTTCGGCCCGGCATTGCGCGCGGCGATGTTCGGGTTCAAATCGGTTTCGCGCCCGGTCTGCTGATACTTGCCCACCCGCGCCAGCCGCTCCACCTGGCGGCCGAGCAGATCGATTTCCTTGAAGTCCTTTCCCTCTTTGTCCTCTTTCAGGATCAGCTGCTGCATCCGCGTTTCGATGGTGGAAGCGATGCGGTCGGCCGGGTCGGAATCGTCCCAGGCGTCGCGCCGTTTCCAGCTATGCACCGTCGCCGGCTTCACGCCCACATGCTCGGCAATGCGCGCAATGCGCCAGCCCTGCCAGTAGAGCGCGCGCGCCACTCGGCGCGGGTCCATATCGTCGGGAATCGGGAGTTTTGAGTTCATGCCGGGCAGTGTGCCGCGCGCCGGCCAGCCTTTCGCCGCCTGCCGGTTGTGCCGGTTCGCCACACAACAGCCACCGATGGCGGGCCGCCCGCGAGGGCCGGATTATGGGCGCATCGCCACCACCGACACCCTCGTAAGGACACCCGACACATGGCAAGAGCAAAGAAATTCCGCGTCGCCACCGAAGGCGCCACCACCGACGGCCGCAACATCGAACGCAGCTGGCTGGAACAGATCGCCGCCAACTACAACCCAGCCACCTACGGCGCCCGCGTCAACATGGAACACATCAAGGCCTACACCACGGATAGCCCGTTCAAGCGCTATGGCGACGTGCTGGAAGTCTCCACCGAAGAAGTAGACGGCAAGCTGGCGCTATTCGCCGTGATTGATCCCACCGACGAACTGGTGGCGATGAATAAGGCCCGGCAGAAGGTGTACTGCTCCATCGAAGTGAACCCCAACTTTGCCGACTCTGGCGAAGCGTATCTGGTGGGCCTTGCCGTCACCGACGACCCAGCCAGCCTGGGCTGCGAGATGCTGCAATTCTGCGCCAACGCCAAAGCCAGCCCGCTGGCGCGCTACAAGCAGCAGCCGGCAAACCTGTTCACCGAGGCGATGGAATTCACGCTGGAGCTGGAAGAAGAGAACAAGCCCAGCCTCAACCTGTTCGCCAGGGTCAAGGAACTGCTGGCCGGCAAGGGCAAGACCGACGCCGCCCAATTCGCCGACATCGGCCAGGCGGTAGAGACCGTTGCCGCGTCTCAACGCGACCTGCTGGACAAGTTCGCCACCCTGGGCCACCAGCAGGGGGAACTCCAATCCGTCAAAACCCAGCTGGCCACCCTCAGCGCCAACCACGCCGCACTGGTGCAGAAACTCAGCCAGCAGCCCAGCACCCAGCCGCGCACCACCGCCACCGGCGGCAACGCCGAAGTCGTCACCGACTGCTAAGCCCCCCAACACTACACCGGAGCCAAAATGAAGAACGCAACCCGCAACGCCTTTGACCAGCTGCTGGACCAGATCGCCAAGCTGAACCATGTCAGCGCCGACGCCGTCACCAAGACCTTCGCCGTCAATCCGTCCGTCCAGCAGAAGCTGGAAAACCGCATCCAAGAAACCAGCGAGTTCCTGACCCGCATCAACATCATCGGCGTGGACGAGCAGGAAGGCGAAAAGCTGGGCCTGGGCCTGATGGGCACCGTGGCCGGCCGCACCAAGGTGACGCCGACCAACCCGCGCCGCCCGCGCAACCTGACCGACCTGAACAGCCAGCGCTACCGCTGCGAGCAAACCGAGTTCGACACCGCCATCCCGTATGCGCAAATCGACATGTGGGCCAAGTTCCCGGACTTCCAGACGCGCATCCGCGACCTGATCGTCAAGCAGCAAGGCTTGGACCGCATGATGATCGGTTTCAACGGCGTCGCCGCGGCGCCGCAGACTGACCGCGACAAATTCCCGCTGCTGCAGGACGTCAACAAGGGCTGGCTGCAGCAGTACCGCGACAACGCCAAGGCGCGCGTCATGGCCAGCGGCGACAAGAAAGACGGCAAGGTGCTGGTGGGCCATGGCGGCGACTACGCCAACCTCGACGCGCTGGTGATGGACGCCGTGGCCAGCCTGATCGACCCGACCCTGCAAGGCCACCCCGACTTGGTGGTGATCCTGGGCCGCGACCTGCTGCATGACAAGTATTTCCCCATCGTCAATCAAGACCAAAAACCGACCGAGCAACTGGCCGCCGACATCGTCATCAGCCAGAAACGCATCGGCAATCTGCCGGCCGTTACCGTGCCCTTCTTCCCCGCCAGCACCATGCTGATTACCACGCTGGCCAATCTGTCGATCTACTTCCAGAACGGCAGCCGCCGCCGCCATCTGCGCGAAGAGCCGGACTTCAATCAGGTGGCCAACTACGAGAGCAGCAACGACGCCTACGTGGTGGAGCGCTACGAGGCCGGCTGCGTGATTGAAAACATCGAGCAGCTGCCGCCCCCGCCGCCGCAAGCAAAGGACGAGGCCGACAAATGACCAGCCCCGCCCGCGCCCACTTCCTGCGCGTGACGGCGGCCGAGGCTTCGGCTTCGGCCGCCGGCGGGCTGGAACACTGCACCGGCTATGAGCTGATGCTGCACAAGCTGGCCGAGGACCGCCGCCGCCTGAAACAGGTGCAGTCGATGGAACGCAAGGCCGAGGTCAAGCGCGAGATCCTGCCCGACTACCTGCCGTGGGTGGAGGGCGCGCTGTCCGGCGGCAAGGGCCAGCCCGATGAAGTGCTGGTGACGGTGATGCTGTGGCGCATCGACGCCGGCGACTACGGCGGCGCGCTGGACATCGCCGAGTACGTGCTGGCGCACGGCCTGCCGCTGCCCGACCGGTTCAATCGCACCACCGCCACCACCATCGCCGAGGAAATCGCCGACGCCGCCAAGCGCGCCCGCGTTGGCGGCGAGTCTTTTGCTTGCCAGGTGCTGACCTACACCGCCGAGCTGACCGACGGCCACGACATGCCCGACCAAGTGCGCGCCAAGTTGCACAAGGAAAGCGGTCTGGCCATCGAGGCCGCCGACCCGGCCGCGGCGCTGGAACATCTACGCCGCGCCCAGCAGCTGGACGGCAACGCCGGCGTCAAAAAAGACATCGAGCGCGTCATCCGCACCCTGAAAAACACTGTCCCGCCGCCCGATGGCGGCGAGGCATAACCGAGCGACCCCGCGCGACTGACGGCAGGGGGTGGACGCCAGGCATTGCGCCGACTGAAGGGGTGAGGGATAAACCCACCAGATAGTAACGTGATAATCGGGACCAGCTGGGATGATACGGGAAGATGATGGATGGCAGTTTGGAAATCTATTTCACGTATTGCAAAGGGTGGTGAGCCGGTCGGCCCACCACTTTCAGCCGAACATGTCGCCCTGGCGGCTCTCTATTTCCTCGCGCCGGACGGCCTTCACGATCTTGTAAATCCACTGCAGGCTGACACCGTATTTGCGTGCCAGGTCGCCGTGGTTGTCTCCGGTGAACTCCTCGAATATCTTCCGGTCCCGCTTCGACAACCTGACCGACAGCCCCATCGGAAAGTAGATGTTCTGTCCGCCCCAGTGCGCCGCCATTCGATTGGCGATCTCGCTGCCCAGTTGCTCACCGATTTCCCGTTCAATGCTGGCCAGCTCCTGCAGAGCCTCGGCGATGTGGTCGGCCAGATCGGACAGCAGCTCCGGGCCTTTGCTGCGGGTATGGATGGGCTTCATGCTTTCTCCTTCGCCTTGAGGGTGGCGGTCAGACCTTCCCAGGCGCTCAACATTGGCTCGAACGTCTTGCGCGCCATGGCCGTAGCCATCCGCTGGTTTAGCTCGTTGCGCTGCGTAGCTGTCAGCGGAAGGTGTTGCACCTCGGCCGCCAGCTTCTGTACCAAATCGGGCAGCGAACGCATCGCCCACTTCTTCAATGATTCGATCACCTGCTCCAGTTGATCTCCGGCCAGCCACTGCATAGCATCGCGCCCGGTAATCCGCTTTACATACGCGGCCAGCGCGCTCTCGGCGGGGTTCTTGACCACGCCGATCTGATGCAGAAACAACCACAGCGCGCGTATCTTCTTGTGCTGCTCGTCCTGAGCCAGCGGACGCGACTGAGTGGCGGGCTGCGCTTTGGAACGCACCTTGAATCCGCTGCGCTTCAGGTATTCCAACACCTGGTTTAGCTCTGGAACGGCCAGGTCAGCCGCGGATGCCTTCTTTCCAATCCGCTGGAGAATGGCTCGGTAGCTGTCGTCATCCAGGGCCAGATCACGCTTGGCTACGTGGATCAGGCGGATCAATCGCTGTCGGTCTTGAGTCTTTGCGTTCATCGTTGGCTGCTCATCAGTACCCGGCAACCACGCCGGGCAGACCGCACACATATTTCTATGTGCGCGGTTTCGCTTTATGCGGCGGCGTCCTTCAGCGCCTTGGCCGGGGAGAACTTGGGCGCGCGCTTGGCGGCGATCTGGATGGCTTCGCCGGTTTTTGGATTGCGGCCGGTCTTAGCTGCGCGCTGGGTGGTACCAAACTTGCCGAGGTCAGAGATCGTCAGCTCGCCACCCGCCCTCACGGTATCCAGCACCGCGGTGGTTAGCGCATTGAGAACGGATTCGGCTTGCTTGTTGGTGACATCCGCGTGGGCGGCCAGGTGTTTGATCAGGTCTTGCTTGGTCATGGTTTGCTCCTTGCGGGTAAAAGAAATTGTCAAAGCGGCGTAGTGTTTAATCCGCTCGCACATCGCTTGCGGTCTCTTTGGCCTCCCGCAATATCTGGGCGATTGGCTGCGCACTCGTTCCTGCGATAAGGGCCATCACGACTGAACGACCATCTGCCAGCTCCATTTCCACGATGTCGAACTGGTTGTTAACCGTGGCTTCAGCTTCTTCAAACACATCTCGCAGCGTGGTTTTGTCCCACTCAAACGGGTTAATCAGCTTGCCCATCCGAATCCTCCTCGATCTCTTCTTCTCTGACGGTAAATGGCAGCGTTCCCAGCTTCTGCAGAGCGATCTCAATGCCTAGACGAAGCCCCTTGGCTATGTCACTACCAGCCGAGACTTCCAAATCGTTCAGCCTGAGGTCTACTGTGCGGTTCTCGGTAATGAGCCGCAGCTGAGCGACTTGGCCCGCATGCCATTCCTGCAATTGCTCCACAAAACCAATGAACTCTTGATCATCTGTCTGCATCTCACACCCCCGCCAAATCCAGCCGTACCGCTTCGAACTTGCCAGTGCCTTCGCTGCGCCGTTCGATGCGGACATAGGCCTTGGAGCACTGCACCCGAACCGATTCGGATAGCGCCCGCATCGCGCGCTGCCACTTCTCGTCCTGGATGTCGAGCCGTCGCAAGCCCAGCACTCGGCCAGTCGAGATGTTGCCGGCCTTGTCGGTCTGAAAGGCGTCGGCAATCAGCGCCTTCACCTCCGGCCGTGCGTCCTCGGTCCATTCGTGGACGCATTCATCAATCAGCGCCTTGGCCGCCTGCAGGCCTTCATCAAATGTCAGCGTGTCGGCGATGGCCCGCAGTACGCGAGTATTGCCGTCAAAGCTGGTCAGGGTGACATTGCCCTTTTGCCCGCCGACATCGGCCTGGTAGCGTTCGGCCGACAGGCTGACAAACGCCTCAATGTCGGCGAACAAGCCAGCCTTGAATTGGGCCAGTTGGTCTTGCATGGCCACGGCTTTCTGCAGCGCCTCGGCGACAAACTCGTCGCGGGCGATGTCTATCGGCTTGATGATGCTGATCGGCACCAGCCGGCCCTTGCCGTCCTGCTTGTACCCTTCGGGGATAGCGTTCATTCCTCACTCCTCAGTCCTACCAATCGTTTCACCTTGGCCAACTCGGCCCGGTTTCTTTCCAGCCATTCCGGCGTCAGCGGCACCTCGTCCGCAGCCCGCCAAAATCGTCTGGGCGACAATGTCGGCGGCGGCGGTTCGGGGCCGGGCATCTCCTCCGCGTGAGCGGCCGGCCCCTCTGTCTCCATCTCGGCCGGGGCGGATACTTCCGCCTGGGCAGCCACCTGGCACTGCTGCAGCTCGTCCTGGTAGTCCAGCCAGACGATCTGCCTGGCCTGCTTGCGGTCGGTGCCCATCGCCACCAGTCGCTCCACCTCCTCGGCCAGACGCTGCTTGGTAGCAGCGTCCAGCTCGGGCGCGGCTGGCTTCAGCATGCAGCCTCGGCCTGCAACAGCTGGCGCTTGCCGTTGATCATCTGCCGCGCCATTCGGTACAGCTGGCGCCACGCCGGGCGATTGGCCGGGGCGGACATCACCAGCATTTCCTGCTCCCATGCCGCCGTATCAAACGGCACGCTGGTATCGATCCGCTCCTCGCGCTCGAACCGCACCGAGTAGATATCCGCCACCAGCTCCAGAGCGGCCGGGCTGGCGCGGGTGATTTCGATGAAGCTGCGGCCGGCTGCCGAGGCGCGGGTGATGTTTGCAGAGGTGTATTGCGCGATGCGTTGCAACGAGGCCACTTCGCGATTCAGGTTCATGACTGGCTCCTTGAATTTTGAGTAACGGGGTCAGTTCCCCATCTCCGTCCAAACAATCCGGCATCCGCCCAGCTCAAACTGCCCCTGGCGGTACGGGCCAAAGTAGGTATCCCGGCCAAAGCTGAAGTACACGGCCTCGCCGTTTTCAATCATCCGGCGGCAGTTGCCGCAGGTCTGGATATTGATGGTCGGCCGGGTCGGGGTGTTCAGCTCCACCGACACCACCGTGAAATTGTTCTGGGTCAGCGCCTCTATGGCAGAGGCAACCTTCAGCGCGCCGGCCATCATCTGGGCATTGAACGGCGGGCGCCTGGCCTGAATCGGGGCGGTTTGCATCTCACACCTCCCGCACTACGTCGGCAGTCACCAACGGGGCGCCGATCTCGGCGGCCAGGTTCATGCACGCGGTCAGCAAATTGCCGATAGCCAGCGGGTACAACAGGGATACGGATTCCGGCCGGTCCAGCCGCTTGGTGTTGATGGTCAGCCTGGCGCGTAGCGCGTTGATGCCGCCTTCGTCGATCACTTCCGCCACCGGCTTGTTCAGCCGCTCCAGCTTGAACTTCAGGTACTCCTCCAGGCGTGCGCCTTCCAGCGGCGCCAGCTCCACCATCTCGCAGCGCTGCACCACCTCGCGCACTGCCGCGTCGCGCTCGGACAGTTTCAGCTTCAGTTCCGGCTGGCCAATCAAGATGATGGACAGCAGCTTCTTGAAACCCTGCTCCAGCTCGAAGAAGCGCTTCAAATGCTTGAGAGTCGCGATGGGTAGGGAATGCGCCTCATCAATCACCAGGCAGTGGCGGTACCCTGCGGCATGGCTTCCGCGCAGGGCCTTGTGCAGTTGGGCAAAGCGGGCCTCGGGGCTGCTCTTGGGCTTCTCCAGCGGGGCCACGGCGGCCATGATGGCCTCGGCGAGGTGTGTCGACTTGAGCGTTTTGCCTTGCTTGTCGTTGTCCTCCATCGCCAACACGTAGGGCTTGATGATCTGGATCGGCTGGGCCTCGCGCTGAATGCGGTCCTCCAGATCGCGCAGCAGCGTGGTCTTGCCGGCGCCGGACTCCGCCACCACCGCCAGCAGGCCGCCGTGCTTGGCCGTCTGCAACATGGCTTCCCGCACGTAGCGGATGTCCGGGCTGATGAACATGTCCTCGTTGGACTGAATGGCGTCATCTGCAAACGGGTCGCGGAACAGGCTGAAATGTTTGCGAGTGGCGGGCAGCAAAGTCTGTTTGCGTAGTAACATGGTTTCCTCCTGGTTGGATTCCTGGTCGGTTTTCGTCTGGGAGACCGAGCGGGCCGCGTTGGCGCGCGGCTCGCTCACCTCTTCAAATACGCCTTCGATGTCCCCATCGCTGGCGCCATGCGCCTGCAGATAGCGGCGGATGCTCTTCTGCAGGTCAACTTCATCCAGGCTCTTGGGCCACTCGCCGTGATTGACGATCTGGGCCACGGTGGCCTGGGAGACATTCAAGTGCTCAGCCAGGTCAGCCTGCTTACGGCCCACCTTTTGCAGCACGCTCTTCAGCTTCAACATGACTTGCTCCTCTATGCCGACTTCACCACGCGAAGCGGCGTCTTGGTGCCCGCTGCCGGGCTGGTCAGCTCGGCCACAATGGCGGCGAGCTGGTCTTCGGGTACGCCGGCCGTATAGCGCTGGGCCAGCCATTGGAAACGGTCTTGCGTCCATTCGCCGCCGGCCGCGGTGACGCGCTGCTTTAGCTGCTTGGCGGCTTCAATCAGGGTTAGCGGCGGGTATTCGATAGCCGGCGCGGCCAGCGCGTGCTCGGTGCCGCGGCGCGGCAGATAGGCCGGCAACTCGATGTCCTGCAGATAGCTGTGGGTGTTCAGCGCGCCGTCGAACGGTGTCGCCTTCTTGGCTCGCGCGGCCTTGACCTCCTCGGCGCTCATGCCTGGGTAGGCCTGGCCATCCATGGCGCTGGCGGCATGCTCTATCGCAGTCTGCGGCATCGACTGGTACGCTTCGCCGATCACCGGGGCCGACAGCAGCTGGCCATAGGCGTCGTAACCGCGCTCCGGCTCCACCTGGTAGACGCGGTCGGCGCCGTTGTAGACCGACACCGTTACCTGAATGGCGCAGTCGCCGAACACCATGGCGTTGACGCGCACCTCGTCGCCCACGTTGACCCCGTCCAAGCCGCGCAGGCTGTAGGCTGCGGTGCGTTCGGCCTGCGGATGCTTGAACGAAATGGTCAGGTCAGGGCGAACCTTGCGGGTCTCCTCCTTGGCCGTCATGAACGCTTTGCACACCTCCACCGGGGGCAGCAACAGCAGCTGTTGCGGCTGGATCAACTGCCACAGGTCGATGCGCGCAATGGCGTCGGCCAAGCCGGTGCGACGCAGCCGGCTGTCCTGGCCGGGAATCAGGTTGGCATTCCAGGCCCGGCTCCAGGCGAAGGCGGCCCGGTTCAGCTGCTCGATGCTTTCCACCGGCTCAAAGCGCAGCCGGCTCTCGAACTGGGTTTCGACGATGTTGTTGGCGCCTTCCACGCCGCCCTTGACGCGGGCTTGGCCGGCCTGGTGTTCCAGCGTCTCCACGCCCAGGGCACGGCACAGGTTCTTGATGGCGGCCGAGGTGTTGGCGCTGCCCTTGTCCCACAACAGGAAGCGCGGCAGACCCTGGAACAGCCGGCCCGGCTGCTCGCCCCAGGCGAACATCAGGAACTCGAACAACTTGTGCTGGTTCTCGCCGGCCGATTCGCAGTACCAGGGCACGATCACGCCGCTGGCCTTGTCGTACAGCACATAGCGCCACACCTTGAACTTCACCTTGGCGAAGTTTTCCAGCTTGTTCTTGTAGAAATCGCGGTCCCGCATGATGTGCTGACGCCCCTTCAGGTAGTACACCAGGCACAGCGACGGGTCGATTTCGTGGGTGTGGTTGGGATGTGGCGCGCGCAGCGCCTGCACCGGGTCCGCGCAGCGCTGGGCGGCCACGTTCAGCTTGCGGTCGCGGATCAGGCGGTTCAGTTGGCTGTTGCTCACTTTCAGCTCAATGCCGTTCTGCTCCAGCATCCCGCGCGCGGTGGTGGTGAACAGCGTCTGCTTGCCGTTGTCGCGGATGGCCTCGCGCTGCACCGCGCCCAGCATCACCAGGGCGTCCTCTGCCACCACGGTGCTGCCTTTGTCAGCGCGCGGCTTGCGGCCGGACTGCCAGCCCACAGCCTGCTTTAACTGGCGGTAAACCGTCTGCGGCGACCAGCCCAGGAATACCGCCGCCTCTTGCACCAGCGCGGTTTGCTCGCCGTGCCGCGCCGCGTCCAGCTTGCCTGCCAGGCCGCGCAATACCTCGCGTATTTCCGGTGTCATGGACATGGCCGTCTCCCTTACGCCTCGCTGCCTTCGGTCAGGACATTCCGGCGGGCGTCCTCAATGTCCGCGGCGAAGCGGCGGCCCAGCTCGTCGCGCAGCTCTGCCGCCAGCATGGCGGTGCGGGTAACGGCGTCGTCCAGGTGCAGCAGCACCGCGCGCACCTCAGGCGGCAGCGGCGCCGGCATTTCCGGGTCATAGTCGGGGGCCTGGGTGATTTCAGAGGTCAGCCAGGCATCCAGCGCCTGCACCGCTTCCAGGTGCTTGGCGATGGCGGCATCCAGCACCGATTGCCGCTGGGTGATTTCCTGCTGGAACGGCGCCACGCGCTTGTCCCAGGGGAGCGTCTTCAAGGGGTTGGAGAGTTTGGCCACTTCCTCGGTCAGCTGGTCTATCTTGCTGCTCTTGTCCTGCAGCACTCGCGACCGCGCCTCCAGGTTCGCCTCGGCCTCTTCCACACGCTGCGCCAGCGCCTCTTTTTCCTTGGTGTGCTTGGCAATGATCTCCTCGGCCAGCTCCACGAACGACTCCTTATCGCCGGCCTTGGCCACTTCGATCAGCGCAGTTTTTTGGTCTTCCGGCAACTTTCGGAACTGGCGCAGCTCCCGGTAGCCGATGCCCATGCGGGACATACTTTCCAGGGCTTCCTCGCCGAAGGTTCGAAGGTTGGCGATGTCCTGATTCGCCTTTTCATCCGAAACGCCAAGCAGGCCGCAGAACTCTTGCCATGTGCCTTGCAACTCCAAACCGTTTGGACTTTTCTTGCCTGCCAATGCCCGGTACAGCTTGTTTTCCTTGACGTAGGCCAGTTTGGAACTCCAAACCGTTTGGGAAAACTTGCCAAATGCCTCGGCCATTTGAGCCTGGCCAAGCAGCTGATTGACGAGGTCGCGCTCTTCGCCATAGCTCGCTTGAGCGATGGCCATCACGTTCGCGGCGTCCACTACGTCCTGGCGCAGCTCAACGGCTGGGGCGATTGCGGGGGTTTCTGTGGTTTTGGTGCGTGCCATGCGGGGAACTCCTCTTATCGTTCAAGCGTGATGCTGGTGGTTAGTTCATCCAGCCGGCTGCGGGCGGCTTCCAGGCTGCGCAGGATCGCCACCGCGTGCTGGGCCAGCCGGACCGAGGGACGGATGCGACCGGTTTCGGGGATGCGTTCCGCGAAGCCCGCTTCTTCCAGCGTGGCCACGTAGCGGGTGATGCTGGACGGCGACAGGTCGGTGGCCTTGGCCAGCTCACCCGGTGTCAGGCCGTGGGCAAAATGGCTTAGCAGCACCGTCAGCACGTCCAGCACCTTCTCGGAGCTTTTATTGGTTTGCGCGCTCATGGGTTCAGCTCCAGTTCCGGCTGCAGGTGCCGTTTGACGTTGCGGTGGTGCCAGGCCAAGCCCTCCAGTCCCTGCTGCAGCGCGGCCAGCGTGTCGGCCTCCTGGCCTTTGCCGGCATGAAACTGCAACAGCAGGCCGACCGCATCATTCAGGGTCTGCTGAAGTACTTGGATGTCCTCGGCCGAGGCATTGCGGCCGGTGGGCATGTCGATCAGCAGGTAGCCGCCGCTGGCAGCCAGCCAGCGGGTGGCGTAGTTGATGCCGCATACGGCCTCATAGGCGCGAACCAGGCAGATCGGCATGCGGCCGTTTTGAATCCACTTGTAAAGCGTCCAGTGGTCGGCCAGGCCCATCCGTTCGGCGATCCGCTCCACCGACAGGTTGTGCTTTTCCTTGGCGTAGTCCTTGCACAGCTCCAGCGCGTGGCGCAGCGAGCTGGGCTGCAGGCGCTTCCAGTTTCGGCGGCTCATTGGAATGCCCTCCAGGGCCGACATTCCAAACAAAATGGCGTTTTGCAACTGGTGCAACGGGTTTGCGCCGCATAGCATGAACAGCGGATAATCCACGAAAGGAAGCAAACCATGACGATGGACCTGGAAACCCGGCTGCAAGCGCAAATCACCGCGCAGAACCTGATGATTGAGGCGCTGCTGGATGCCGCCATCCGGGCGGGCCAATTGGACCCGCGCTCGCTGGTCGATAAGCTGGAACAATTCATCTCCGCGCCCAAGGCCAGCGTTGCGGACCCTGACGAGATCGCTGCGGTAATGAGTGAAGTGGATGCGTGGGCAGACATGATCAGTGGCCGTTACTTGGAGGTTAAGGACAGCTCGCCGGAGCGCAGTCTGCGGTAAACCTGCTGCACGCTGATGCCCAGGTACGGAGACAGGCGTTCCGCCTCTTCGTGTTGCGCGGCAGTTAGCTCTAGCCTCTGCCGTAAAGCCGACTGAGCGCGTAGCGAGGTCAGGGATTCAGGCAGAAACAGCGCGTCGATGCTGGTTTGGATGGCGCCGGGTTCGTGTGAATCAGTAAGTAGTGACTTAGTCATGGCGGGCCTCACGCTGCGACGCGGCGACGGGACTGAGCCAAGGCATTGGCCGGGTCGGTGCAGATTTCACCAGCCTTGATGCCCAACTTGACTGCGATCTCATGAGCTTGGCCGCGCACGCACTTCTTGCGGCCGCCCAAGACTTCAAAAACCAGGTTGGGCGAGAACTTGTTGGCGATGGCCCATTGGGTAATAGAAATCCCTTTGTCCTGAAGCTCCTTGCGAGCCTGGGCTGGGGTACGTAGTTGCATGGTTAGCTCCTATTCAAGGGGCGGCGGCGCTTGGGAGAGTGCCGCTTAAGTTGCCGTTCGTGGTGGGACGGTGTGAGTTGAGTATTGTGCAGAAATCTGCACATGTCAACATTATTTTGAGTGGAGATTTGCACTTTGATTGAGTTGAGACTCAAAGAAGAGCGTGAACGTCTCGGCCTTACGCAAGAGGTTTTTGCAGATAAGGCAGGCGCGAAGAGGCGTACTCTTGTCGACTGGGAAAAAGGGGTTTCATCTCCAACAGCCGTACAGCTGGCAGCTTTGGCGGCAGCTGGCGTTGATGTGCAATATGTCCTTCTAGGCCAACGCCAAGGCCAGGGCATAGGCGAATCCGCTGTCCATCAAGCGGTGCTGGACGCGATCGATTTGCTGTCGTTGGAAAAGAAGGTGGATGCCAACCAGTTGGCCAAAGCCGTCACGAAACTAGCCCTTAGGTCAGTGCCAGTTAGTACAGTCCCGTGCGATGATAATGCCAAGGGAATTGTCGTGAGTGGTTCTGGCAACCGGGTGGCTGGCCAGAATTACCGCGAGTATCACGGTGCGAAAGGCAGCAAGGACGATGAAGACCGAGGGCAGTAACAATCGAGTAGCCCAGAACGACTACAACGAGCAAAACATTAACGGGGATATCACCAATCAATCCCCGTTTTTCAATAATAATAACGTGATTAATCTCCACGTTGACCGTAGTGGAGAAGAGTTGCTCTCAGGGGAACTGCTAACACTCCAACAACAAAATGAAATACGGGATTTAGTACGGCAACTTGCCAATGCCAGCGGACGTGACATGGAAAAAGTATGGCGCAGCTTTTCCAACCAGTTCCACGGCAAGATGTACAAAGACTTGCCGATTGAGTGGTTCCGAGAAGCCTATAGCTGGCTAAAGAAAGAAATTTACGCTGCAGAACACAAGGCCAGCAAAAAAACGGCCAATGATGTAGCCGCGCCATCTTATAGCGCTTATACGCAGCCGGCTCTCAGGTATAAGACTGTTTGCGAGGATTGCGTGGCCAGTGCCCAGGCATTAAGCGAAGCGCAGCGCAGTGTGAAAGTTTTGATTGCCATCAGTGTGCTGGCAATAGGGATTTCAATTTCCCTAGGCTATCTAAGCCATACTTCATCAGCCCAGGCCAGCGCGCTTAAGGCGCAGTTGCAGAGTCAGCAGCATGAGTGCAACTACCAAGGCCAAATGTATCGGCTGGGCAGCATTATCGACTTTCCAAATGCGCCAGACATCCAGTGTTTAGCAGGCCAGAATGGTCAAGTGGCATATTGGCAACCATTGCACGTTGCCCATAAGCTGCGCAAACGCTGAGTCTGTTCCCAGATGCCGTACTGTTGCGGTATTCGTATGAAACCTAACCTGCTGCGTTCATCAGCAGGTTTCCTAATACTACTCATGTCGGGAGAGGTCCATGTCTATGGTGGCAAGTATTTTTGGGCTGATCGGCTTGTTTTTTTCACTGATAGCGATCATTGGCACGGTTGCCCCATCCTTATTCAAAGGAAAAAAAACGGAGGAAGTGCCAAAGCGGCTTCACTTTTTGCTGGGTGGGGGAATGCTGTCATTAGTTGCGCTAGTAGCAGCAGGTTTTTTCGCCCCGGAAGGCGCTTCAACGGCATCCACTCTCCAGGAATCGACGGCACCTACTGTTGCATCTGCTCCCAGTCAGAAAAAGCTCACACAAGTTGAAGCAAAGCAAGCCATACCAGAGCATGTCAAGCCGATGGGGCTGACCGAAGCCCGGCAGTTTGCCAAAGGCACTTTGCGGGTGATCAATGAAGCGGAACAGTCGTTAATTGATGGTATTCAGTTAGGAGATGGCACTGGCATCATCAAACATGTGCAGAAGCCACTGCAAGCAGAGCTTGAACGTTGGCCGACCTTGATAGAGCGTCAGCCTGATGATCAACGTGAGCATTTTGCATATTGCCAAGATGCCGCGCTACAGCTCCAGTCGCTGTCTTATTCGGCGACGCGAGAGAGAACTGTAGAGAGTACGAAATACCTGCGTAAGGATGAAGCGGCTTATCACAAGGCCAAGCAGAAGTGTGAGCAACAGCTTCGCGCAACGGATAGTCAAATCAAATCGGCTGTCGCCGCAGAAGATGCTGAGCTGAAAAAGAAATTCGGCGGACGAGAATGCTTGACTGTGTATGACGTTGATAAGCAAACCGGGCAAATAGTAGAGCAAGCCAAACCTGCGCATTGCAAGAAATCAACCTAGCAAGCCATTTCTGCCCTGTAAGTCCATGCTTTAAAGCGCATTAAACGCCCCTCCAAACATGCCACCCCACAATGGGTGGCATGTTTCATTTTGACAGGAGGGAACCATGCCCAGCCGCAAGATCGAAGACCTTCACCCGGACCTGCAGCCGCTTTGCCGGACGTTCCTGCAGCGCTGCCAGGCTGCCGGCCTCGACATCCTCATCACCTGCACCTGGCGCTCGCCGGCCGAGCAGGACCAGCTCTACGCCCAGGGCCGTAACGGCAATCCTGGCCCGCGCGTCACCAATGCCAAAGGCGGCCAGTCCGAACACAACGTGATGATCAACGGCAAGCCCGCCGCGCGCGCCTTCGACATCGTCCCGCTGGTGAATGGCAAGCCGATGTGGGAAGACCGGCACCCCGCTTGGCAAACCGCCGGCCGCATCGGCATGGAGCTGGGCCTCAACTGGTACGGCCGCCCAGGCGCGCCGTTCCGCGAATTTCCGCACTTCGCTCTGGCGCGGGGATACCAATGACCCTGGCCGACCTCTTCACCAATCCGACCACAGGGCGACTCAGCCATAGCAAGCTGTGGGCCAATGTGGCCTGCGCGGCCGCCACCGGCATGTTCGTTTACCAAGGCGTGGCCGGCACGCTGACCGCCGAGGTCTGGCTGATCTACCTGGGCGTGGTGGGCGGCTACTCCGCGGCTCGCAGCTGGATCGCCACCAAGCGCGACAGCAAGGAGGCCAACAATGCTTAGCGCCAGCCCCTTGCTGCTCAATGTCCTGCGCGTAGCACTGTGCGGCGTCACCCTGGGCGTGGCGGGTTTCGTCGGTTACGGCAGCGGCCAAGGCCAAGCCACCCGCGTCTACGAGGCCAAGATGGCCAAGCAAGAAGCCGCGCACGCTGCCGAGCTGCTGCAGAAGGCAGAGAAACAAAGCCAGGCGCTGGCGGCGGCCAATGCAGAGCAAGCGCGCTTGACCGACCTGGCCCACCAGGTGGGCTGGCAGCTGTTGCAAACCCAGGGCCAGCTGGCGCGCAGCCAGGTCCAACTCAAGGAAAGGATAGCCGATGCGACTCGCAACGATGGCCAGGCTTGGACTGGCCTTGGTCCTGACAGCCTGCGGCTCTACCGCGCCGCCCTCGGCTATCCCGAACGTGATCCGGGTCTGCCCGCAGCCGACGCCGGAAATGCTGGTGAAGCCAGCCAAGCCGGCGCCGCCGAGCGCGGGCTACCGCCCGCAGACTTACTGAACCACGCCGCCGATTACGGCCGCTGGTGCCAGGAGCTGGAAACCCGCGTGGATGGTTTCATCCGGCTGTACCAGGAGGCCAGCCATGGATGAGTTTGACCGCGCCCAGGAACTGGAGGCGCTGTATCTGGCGGCATCTCTGGCGGCTCAGGCCGCCGCCAGCCGGCCGCTGGGCGCCAGCCTGTCGCAGTGCGACGACTGCGGCGAGCCCATCCCGGAAGCGCGCCGCTTGGCAGCGCCAGGCTGCACCCGCTGCATGGACTGCCAGGCCCGCGCGGAACAACGAAAACGGGGTGGCCTATGACCATCCAGATGGAGCTGGGCATGGTGGTAACGCTAATCCTGGCCTTTCTGGGCTTTCTGTTTGGCGCCGGCAAGATGTTGCTGGCGCAGATCGACCAGCGGCAGAGCGAGCGCGACGCCAAGCAAGAGGCGCAGATCGCCGCGCTGCTGGCCCAGATCGCCAAGGAGGCAGAGAGCGTGCATCGCCTGGAGCGGGACTTTCTGAAGTTCCAGGCAGACCTGCCGCTGTCCTATGTCCGCCGCGAAGACTATGTCCGCAACCAGACCGTGATTGAGGCCAAGTTGGATGCCGTGGCGCTCAAGATCGAGAACATCCAACTGAAAGGTGCTCAACGATGATCGACCAGGCCAAGGTGCGCCGGGAAAGCTTGCGCTGGTATCTGCTGCTGGCGCTGAACAATGCTCGGCCCGAGGAGGTGTGCGAGGACGTGATCCAGATGACCATGCGCGCCATCTACCCGGATGTGACGCCGCTGGAAGTCCGCAAGGAGCTGGACTACCTGGCAGACCGCGCGCTGGTGAAGCTGCGCAAGGAGCCTTCTGGCCGCTGGTGGGGCGACCTGACCCGCTACGGTGTGGACATTGCCGAGTACACCATAGACTGCGCGCCGGGCATCGCCCGTCCGGCGCAGTACTGGAGCCAGTGACATGGCCCGTCGCAACAGCGTAGAACAGCTGCCGACAGCCGTGCGCGACTGGCTGGACAAGGCCTTGATGGACGGCAACTTCAGCGGCTACCAGCTGCTGGAGGGGGCATTGCGCGACAAGGGCTTCGCCATCAGCAAATCAGCCATCCACCGCTACGGCCAGAAGATCGAGCGCCGCTTCGCCGCCATCAAGGCCAGTACCGAGGCCGCCCGCTTGCTGACCGAAGGCGCGGCGGACGACCAGGACGCCCGCTCCGAGGCGGTGATCGCCCTGGTGCAAACCGAGATGTTCGAGTCCATCGTCAGCCTGCAGGAAGCCAACGAGGAAGACACCAAGCCGGAAGACCGCATCGCGCTGCTATCCAAGGCCGCCAAGAACATCGCCACGCTTGCCCGCGCCAGCGTCAATCAGAAGCGCTTCCGCCTGGACGAGCAGGCCCGCATCGAGCGCGAGGCCCGCACCAAGCTGCTGGCCGAGCAGGAGGAAAAGCTGGAAGCGCTGCGCGGCGCCGATGGCATGAGCGAGCAGATGGAGTCCCGTATCCGTCGCATTCTGCTGGGTAAAGAATGATGGCACAGCCACCGCTCAAGCCGTTGGGCACGCCGCGCAAGATTGACCTGGCCGAAGAGCTGGAGCTGGCCGGCGTGGTGGTGCCGCAAGACGTGTCCGATGCCATCCCGGCCGAACAACCGGTGTTTCTGCCGTACCAGCAGCGCTGGTTTGAAGACGAAGCCCAGATCATGTTCGCGGAGAAGAGCCGCCGCACCGGCCTGACCTGGGCCGAGGCCGGCCGCAACGTGGTCAAGGCGGCGCGGCCACGCCGTCGCCAGGGCTGCAATACCTTCTACGTCGGCAGCAAGAAGGAAATGGCGCTGGAGTACATCGCCGCCTGCGCCTTGTTCGCCAAGGCCTTCAACGAGCTGGCCCAGGCTGATGTCTACGAGCAAAGCTTCTGGGATGAGGGCCGGCAGGAGGAAATCCTCGCGTACATGATCCGCTTCCCCAAGAGCGGTTTCAAAATCCAGGCGCTGTCCAGCCGGCCATCCAACCTGCGCGGCCTGCAGGGCGATGTGGTGATTGACGAGGCGGCCTTCCATGACTCGCTGGAGGAGCTGCTGAAAGCGGCGCTGGCACTGACCATGTGGGGCAACAAGGTGCGGCTGATCAGCACCCACAACGGCGTCGAAAACCTGTTCAATCAGTACATCCAGGAGGCGCGCGAGGGGCGCAAGGACTACAGCATTCACCGTATCACCCTGGATGACGCCATCGCCGACGGCCTGTACAAGCGCATCTGCTACGTTACCGGCCAGACCTGGTCGCCGGAAGCGGAAAAGAAATGGCGCGACGACCTGTACCGCAACGCGCCCAATACCGAATCCGCTGATGAAGAATATGGCTGCATCCCGAAGAACAGCGGCGGCGCCTGGCTGTCCAGGGCGCTGATCGAATCGCGCATGTCGGCGGACACGCCGGTACTGCGCTATGCCTGCCCGAATGGCTTCGAGCTGCTGTCCGATCACGTCCGCCATGCCGAGTGCAGCGACTGGTTGGAGGCCAAGCTGGCGCCGCTGCTGGCTGCTCTGCCCGCCGATGCCATCAGCTTCAATGGCGAGGACTTCGGCCGCACGGGCGACTTGTCCGTGCATGTGCCGCTGATCCAGCAGCAAAACCTCGTTCGGCGGGTGCCGTTCATCCTGGAGCTGCGCAATGTGCCGTTTCGCCAGCAAGAACAGATCGCCTTCTACCTGATGGACCGCTTGCCACGCTTCATGGGCGGCGCCTTCGACGCCCGCGGCAACGGCCATTCCTTGGCCGAGTTCGCCATGCAGCGCTACGGCGCCAGCCGCATCCAGCAGGTGATGTTGACCGAGAGTTGGTATCGCGAGCACATGCCGCCGCTGAAGGCCGCGCTGGAAGACGGTGACCTGGTGGATTTGCCCAAGGACGCAGACATCCTGGCTGACTTGCGCGCTGTCCAGGTGGTCAAGGGCGTGCCGCGCATCCCGGATGCGCGCACCACTGGCGAAGACAAGGGCAAGCGCCACGGCGACGCCGCGGTGGCCATCGCTTTGGCCTACTACGCCAGCCGCGAACTCAACAAAGGCCCGGTGGCAGTGAAGTCCCGCCGCCGCCGCGCCGCCACCCGCATCACACAGGGGTACGCATGAAAGCAAAGGGCATGTGGGTCAGCCCCACCGAGTTCGTCCAGTTCGGCGAGCCGCGCCAGTCGCTGTCCAGCCAGATCGCCACCCGCTCCAAGAGCATCGACTTCTACGGCCTGGGCATGTATCTGCCCAACCCGGACCCGGTGCTGAAAGCGTTGGGCAAGGACATCAAGGTCTACCGCGAGCTGCGCGCCGACGCCCATGTGGGCGGCTGCATCCGGCGCCGCAAGGCGGCGGTAAAGGCGCTGGAGTGGGGGCTGGACCGCGGCGCGTCCAAAAGCCGGGTAGCCAAGTCGATCACCGACATCTTCAACGACCTCAACCTGTCACGGATCATCGGCGAGATGCTGGACGCCATGCTCTACGGCTACCAGCCGATGGAGATCATGTGGGGCAAGGTGGGCAGCTACCTGGTGCCGGTGGACATCGTGGGCAAGCCGGCCGACTGGTTTGTCTTTGACGAAGACAACCAGCTGCGCCTGCGCACCAAGCAAGCCCCGCTCAAAGGCGAGGAGCTGCCCGAGCGCAAGTTCCTGGTGCCGCGCCAGGATGCCAGCTACGACAATCCCTACGGCTTCGCCGATCTGTCCATGTGCTTCTGGCCTACCACCTTCAAAAAAGGCGGCCTCAAATTCTGGGTGCAGTTCACCGAGAAGTACGGTTCGCCCTGGTTGGTCGGCAAACATCCACGCTCGGCCAGTACCCAGGAAACCGACCTGTTGCTGGACAGCCTGGAAGCCATGGTGCAGGACGCGGTGGCAGTCGTCCCGGATGACTCCTCCGTGGAGATCAAGGAGGCCGCCAACGGCGCCAACAATGCCGACGTCTACGAGCGGCTGCTGCACTTCTGCCGCTCCGAGGTCTCCATCGCGCTGCTGGGTCAAAACCAGACCACCGAGGCCAGCGCCAACCGCGCCTCGGCCCAGGCCGGGCTGGAGGTGACGCGCGACATCCGCGATGGTGACAAGGAGGTGATCGAGGAGGCGCTGAACCAGCTGGTGCGCTGGGTTTGCGAGCTGAACTTCAACGGCGGCGACCGCCCGCGCTTTGAGATGTGGGAGCAGGAGCAGGTGGACGAAGTCCAGGCCGGCCGCGACGAGAAGCTGACCCGCGCCGGCGCCCAGTTCACTTCCGCCTATTTCAAGCGCGCCTACAACCTGCAGGACGGCGACCTGGTGGAAACCAACAAGCCAGAGGCCACGACCAGCGCCGAGTTTGCCGAAGCCGACGAAGAAGCGCCGGACCAGGATGCGCTGGACGCGGCGCTGGATGCGCTGTCGGCCAACGAGCTGCAGGCGGACACCGCCGCTATGCTGCAGCCGCTGTTCGACCGCATCCAGGCCGGCGCGCAGCCGGATGAGCTGCTGGGCAGTCTGGCCGAGCTATACCCTGACATGGACGCCAGCGGCCTGCAGGAGCGCTTGGCCCGCGCCATCTTCACCGCCAAAGTCTGGGGGCGGCTGCATGGCTGACTTCGACCTCGCGTACTGCATGAAACTGCCCCCGGAAAAGGCCATCCAGTACCTGAAGAACAAGGGCTACGCCATTACCTGGGACTGGGAGGAGCTGTGGCAGGACGCCCAGGCCCAGGCGTTCACGGTGGCCAAGGTGTCGCGGCTGGACATCCTGCAGGACATCCGCGACGCCGTGGAGAAGGCGCTGGCCGAGGGCAAGACCTTTGCCTGGTTCAAGAAAGAGCTGACGCCGGTCCTCAAGGCCAAGGGCTGGTGGGGCAAACAGGAAGTGCTGGACGAAGACACTGGCGAAGTGCGCGAGGTGCAGCTGGGCAGCCCCAGGCGGCTGGAGACCATCTACCGCACCAACCTGCAGACCGCGTACATGGCCGGCCGTTGGCAGACCCAGATCGAAAACGTGGCCGACCGGCCGTACTGGATGTATGTCGCCATCCGGGACAGCAAGACCCGCCCCAGCCATCGCGCCCTACACGGCAAGGTGTTTCGCTACGACGACCCGTTCTGGCAGTCCTATTACACGCCGAACGGCTGGGGCTGCCGCTGCCGCATCGTCGCGCTGTCGGCCGATGATCTGAAGGCGCGCGGCATCCAGGTTGAGTCCTCGGCCGGCCGGCTGGGCACTGCGCTGCGCACGGTATCCGAGCGAACCGGCGAGCAACGAGAGGTGGCCACCTTCCGCAGCATTGACCCGGTGACCCGGCGCGAGGTCAGCATTTCGCCGGACGTAGGCTGGAGCTACAACCCCGGCGCCGCGGCCTGGACGCCAGACCTGGCGCGCTATACCGGTGACCTGGCCAAGCTGGCCAACAAGGAGCTAAGAGCATGAGCGACTTCGTCAGCATCGTCATCCAGGACGACCAGGTACAACGCGCGCTGCGCCGGCTGGAGTCATCTGTGGCTGACATGACGCCGGCCATGCGCGCCATCGCCGCCTCGTTGGCGTTCATCACCGAGGAAAACTTCGAGGCCGAGGGGCGGCCGAGCTGGACGCCCAGCCAGCGCGCCAGCCGGGACGGCGGCGTGACGCTGCAAGACCGCGGCCAGCTGGCGGCTTCGGTGGTCACCGACTATGACCCGCACTCCTCGGTCATCGGCAGCAATCTGCCATATGCGCGCATCCAGCATCTGGGCGGCCAGGCCGGCCGCAACCAGGCGGTGGAGCTGGAGGCGCGGCCGTACCTGCCGATGAACGAGGACGGCGAGCTGCAGCCAGAGGCCGGCGAGGCTGTCATCGGCGCCGTGATGCGCCACCTGCAACATGCGGCGGCTGGCTGACCGTTTTTATAAGAGCATGTTCGGCATATCCCTTGCGGGTGCATGGGGCACCAGCCCCAGCCCGTATTTGGGAGACCTGCATGAGGTTGGTAATAGCAGTAACTGGCGGCGTGGTGGTGTTGGCTGCGTTGACCAAGTGGCGTTGGCTCTGGGTGTTGGCAGTGTTGCTGTGGTTCGAGTTGCTGGCGATGGCGCCAGACTAAGCCAAATCTCCCCTGCGGTGTAGAAGCCGCAGGGCCGGTTTTTTATTTTCCTGCGCCCGATGATGGCCCACAGCTGGCGTAGTGAAGGTGTAAAGCTTTATAAAGGCTTTACTGATTGGAGATGAGGCCCACTGGTTCCCTGCGAGTGAGGTCGACCACGATAGCGCTTAACGACTAAGGAAGTGATCCATCATGAGCAAGACAGGCAAGGTCTTTGTCGAGGTAAAAAAAGAACGGCAGATGATCATGTACTCAGAGCTTTGGCATGCAAGTGATTGTGTATTGGAAAAAGCGCGCCAGAATCCAGAGGGTTCGTCATGGCAATTTCTCTCGTCAATACTATTGACTGCCTTTGCCTTTGAGGCCTACCAAAACCATATAGGACCTTGCCTGTTTGCTCATTGGGAGCATCTTGATCGACTCTCGCCACTTGCTAAATTTGATTTGATCATTGATCGGCTTGAGATAAGTGTGCCGAATGCGAAAGGTGGGCGTCCTTGGCAGACACTGAGTGAACTATTCAAATTCCGCAACACAATTGCACATGGCCGATCCAAGAGCCTTGAAAAGAGTGACACAAAGACCACTGACGCTTACCTGGATGGTTTCCATGATGAGTTGTTGGATGATTGGGAGCTACGTATCAGAAGTGATGAATTTGCGCTACGCTGCCGAGAGGATGTTGAAGCCCTGCTACGTATCATTCATAAACAGTTGCCTGGAGAGCCAGAAAGGCTCTTTGCTTTTGGGTCGGGCTTTCATTCAGCAACAGTCAAACCCGGTAGCCCGCGTTAATCCATTCTTGACTCGGCGAAACTTTAAAGCCGATTAAACGTCCCGCCCGCTGACGCCGTTCACCATGACGGCATGAACGCGACCCAATCCCTGCACATATTCAAGTCCGGCCGCCAGACAGCGATGTCTGGCGACGTGCTGGACTTTTCCGAGTCCGACCTCGCGGCCTGTGCCCGCGCTTACGATCCGGCCCTGCATGAGGCACCCATCGTCATCGGTCATCCCAGGCACGACGCGCCGGCCTATGGCTGGGTGAAGTCTCTTGCCGCCAGCGGCATCGACCTTTTGGCCGAGCCGCACCAAGTGGACCCGGCATTCGCCGAACAGGTGGCAACCGGCCGCCACAAGAAAATCTCCGCCTCTTTCTACCGTCCCGACTCGCCGAACAACCCGGTGCCCGGCGTCTACTACCTGCGCCATGTCGGTTTCCTGGGCGCGCAGCCGCCCGCCGTGAAGGGGCTGCGTCCGGTGGAGTTCGGCGAGGCCGACGACGACGTGGTCGAGTTCGGCGACTGGGGCGACGTCCAGAACGCCAGCCTCTGGCGCCGCATGCGCGAGTGGCTGATCAGCCAGTTCGGCCTCGATGCCGCCGACAAGGTCATTCCCGACTATGCCGTGGCCAGCCTGGAGGACGACGCCCGCCAGGATGACTCCTCTTCCTCTTCCTTTGCCGATCCATCCCAACCCAAGGAGACCCCTGAAGTGACCCCTGAACAGCAAGCCGCCCTGGAGGCGGAAAACGCCAGGCTGAAGCAGCAACTGGCGACGGCCGCGGCCGAGAAGAAGGCCACGGCCGCGGTTGCGCGCCACAGCGAACACCTGGCCTATGCCGAGCAGTTGATCGGCGAAGGCAAGTTGGTGCCGAAACACAAGGACGCCGTGGTGGCTTTCCTGGACTTTGCGGACGGTGAAGCCTCCGTCGAGTTCGGCGAGGGCGATGCCAAGCAAGCGCTGGCCAGCGCCTTCAAAGGCTTCCTGGGCGACATGCCGAAGGTGATCGATTTCAGCGAGGCCGCTACCAAGGACAAGGCTAACCAGTGGGAGCAGGACGGCTCGCTGGAGTTTGGCGAGCGCGCCGATCCGGAGCGGCTGCAGTTGCACAACCGAGCCACCGCCCTGGCCACCGAGAAGGGCATTCCCTACGAGCAGGCCGTGCGCCAGTTGCTGAAATCCCGTCCCAACTGATAAGGAGCCGCCATGAGCGACCGTTTGAAGAAACTCCGGGTGGTCGACCCGGTACTGACCAGCCTGGCGCGCGGCTACCGCAACGCGCAATACATTGGCGAGAGCTTGTTTCCAATTGCGCCGATGGACAAGGAGGCCGGCATCATCCCGCTGTTCGGCAAAGAAGCCTTCATGCTGTGGGAAACCGAACGCGCCATCCGCGGCCGCACCAATGTGATGATCGCCGACGACCCGAACACCCTGGACGTGGTACTGCGCGAGCATGACCTGTCCTATCCGGTGGACTATCGCGAGCAAGCCGAATCGATGTTCAACGAAGAGGCCAAGGCCGCCAAGCGGGTCAAAGACGCTATCGACCTGCGGCGCGAAGTGGCCGCCGCCATCCTGGCGCAAAACCCCAAGACCTATCTGCCCGGCGCCAAGGTGGCGCTGTCCGGCTCCAGCAAATGGGCAAACAGCGGCGGCGACCCGATCAAGGACGTGGAAGACGGCAAGGAAGTCATCCGCCAACGCACCGGCATGCGCCCCAATACTGGCGTCATCGGCGCTGCCACCTACGCCACGTTGAAATTCCACAAGGGGCTGGCTGCGGCCCTCGGCACTCAAGAGCGCAAGCTGATCACGCTGGAGCATTTGAAGGCGCTGTGGGGTGTCGAGGACATCTTTATCGGCGAAGCGCTGGCATCGGACGGCCGCAGCGCGACGGGCGATATCTGGGGCGACAACGTGGTGCTGGCCTACGTGGCCAAGCCCGCAGCCGGCACCGATGGCGACGCCGACATCCCGTCCTTCGGCTACACCCTGCGCAAGCGCAACATGCCGGAAACCGATAAGTACGACGGCGAAGGCGGCAAGGTGCGTTACGTCCGGCACACCGATATCTACAAGCTGGTGGTGGTCGGCGCCGATGCCGGCTATCTGATCGCCGACGTGGCGTGACGGAGGGCATATGCCGATCTATCGCATTCAGGGCATCGCCCTGCAGCACGACGGAGAACTGTTGGCGGAAGGCCAGACCATCGAGTTGGACGAACCACAGTCGTCTCCCTGGCTGGTGGAGGTAAAAACCACCCTGGCCAGCGGGCAGAAGGCCGATAGCAATACCGACCAGCAGGCCAACACCGAGGGCGAAGACACGCTGCCTGCAGGCGACACCGCCAAAGCGGGCAAGAAAGGAGAAGGCAAATGAGAGGACAGAACGTGGTTTTGACCCTGTCGGTGCTGGCCGCGGCTGACCTGCAGGCGCGCCGCTTTGTCGGCCTAGACGGCAAGACCTGCGGCGACGGCGCCAAGGCGCTGGGCGTGGTGGAGGTGGACACCGAGGCCGACAACATGGCGCCGGCCAACGTGCTGGGCGCCATCCTGGTGGAGGCTGGCGGCGCCATTGCGGCCGGCGCAGACGTGCAGTCGAACGCCGCTGGCCAGGCTGTGGCCAAGGCGGCCGGCCAGGCCAGCGGCATCGCCCTGGACGCCGCCTCCGCGGCTGGCGACGTGATCCGCATCTTGCGGGGCATCTGACATGCGCTACTGCACCCTGGCCGACCTGCAGCTGGCCATCCCCCAGGCCACGCTGGTTCAGCTCACCAACGACGCCCCCACCGACTACCACATGGCGCCGGAGCCGAACCTGGCCGTGGTGGAGGAAGCGGTGCGCCAGGCCGAGGAGCTGGTGGATGCGCATCTGCGCGGCCGCTATGTGCTGCCGCTGGCCACGGTGCCATCGGTGATCAAGGACAACACCGTTAACCTGGCGCGGCATTGGCTGTATGCGCGGCGGCCGGAGGGGAACGAGCTGCCGGATGCTGTCACCCGCACCTACAAGGCGGCGCTGCAGATCCTGGAATCCATCCGCGACGGCAAGCTGACCATAGGCTTGCCCACCGGAGAAGCCGCGCCGGAGCCGGGCGAGGTGAAGGTCCGGGCGCGGCGGCAGCTGTTCAGCGCATCGATGCTGGAGCGTTACCGCTGATGGGCTCCACCGTCGAGATCATCGACGCCCTAGTGGCGCGGCTGCAGGCCAGGCTGCCCGGTCTACTGGTCGAGTACTTCCCGGAGCGGCCGGCCGAGTATCGGCTCAATCACCCGGCCGGCGCGCTGCTGGTCAGCTACCTGAGCAGCCAGTTTGGCGCCCCGGTGGATGCCGGCGCGGTGGTTCAGCCGCGCACGCTCAAGCTGTCGGTGACAGTGGTGCTGCGGCAGCTGAATGGCCGCACAGGCGCGGTGGCGGTGCTGGACGACGTCCGCCGCGCGCTGGTGGGTTACCGGCTGCCGGATTGCCGCAAGCTGCAGGCCGCGGGCGAGCGCTTCCTGGGGCAATCCGCAGGCCTGTGGCAATACGCCGCCGACTTCACCGCCCAGGCCATGCAGATTGAGGATGCTGACTCTGACGCCGACCCTCGGCTCACCCAAGTCAATCATGAGGAACAACCATGAAATACCTGTATTCCGGTCCCGTAAGCGGGGTCACCCTGCAAGTCGACGGCGCCGCCCGCGAGGTGATGTTCTACCCCGGCTGCGAGGTGGACCTGCCGGAAAGCAACGAATACACCCAGACGCTTCAGGCGCTGGACTACCTGGTGGCAGTGGATGGCCAGGCCAGACCGGGACGGACTGCCTCGCGCAGCACCCCCAGTGATGAAACCGTAGGCAAGGGAGCCTAAGCATGGCTGCAAACTATCTGCATGGAGTGGAAACGATTGAGGTCGAGCGCGGCCCGCGCCCGGTGCGTACCGTCAAGTCGGCGGTGATCGGGCTGATTGGCACGGCTCCGGTTGGCGCCATCAATACGCCGGTACTGAGCTTGTCGGAGAAGGATGCCGCCGGTTTCGGTCCGCAGCTGCCGGGCTTCACCATCCCCCAGGCGCTGGACGCGATTTACGACCACGGCGCCGGCACTGTCATTGTGATCAATGTGCTGGACCCGGCGATTCACAAAAGCAGCGCTGCTGGCGAGAACGTTACCCTGGACAAGGCCACCGACCGGGCAATGCTGGCGCGCGGCGCCATCAGCAACCTGGTGCTGAGAAGCGCGGATGGCAACGCCACCTATGCCGAAGGCGCCGACTACACCGTTAACGCCATGACCGGCGAGGTGCTGCGCGTCAAAGGGGGCAAGATCGCGGTGGCTGCCAGCCTCAAGGCGGCCTATGACTACGCCGACCCGGCCAAGGTGACGCTGGCCGACATCCTCGGCACCATCAATGCGGCCGGTGTTCGCACGGGGTTGAAAGCGTTGAAGGATACGTACAACCTGTTTGGCTTCTTCGCCAAAATCCTGATCGCGCCGGCCTTCTGCACGCAGAACTCGGTGGCCGCCGAGTTGATCGCCATGGCTGGCCAGCTCGGTGCCGTGGCGTACCTGGATGCGCCGATTGGCACCACTTACGCCCAGGCGCTGGCCGGCCGAGGCCCGGCCGGCACCATCAACTTCAACACCTCCAGCGACCGCGCGCGCCTGTGCTATCCGCACGTCAAGGTGTACGACCCGATCACGAACGCGGAACGACTGGAGCCGCTGTCGGCACGCGCCGCCGGCCTGCGCGCCAAGGTGGACATCGATAAGGGGTTCTGGTGGTCCAGCTCCAACCAGGAGCTGGCTGGAATCACCGGGGTGGAACGGCAGCTGTCGGCAATGATCGACGACCCGCAGTCCGAGGTGAACTTGCTCAACGAACAAGGCATCACCACGGTGTTTTCCAGCTATGGGTCCGGCTACCGTCTATGGGGCAACCGTACCGCAGCCTGGCCCACCGTCAGCCACATGCGCAACTTTGAAAACGTGCGCCGTACCGGCGACGTGATCAACGAGTCGATCCGCTACTTCAGCCAGCAGTTCATCGACATGCCGCTCAACCAGGCCACCATCGACGCACTGGTGGAGTCGGTAAACGGCTACGGCCGCAAGCTGATCGGCGACGGCGCCTTGCTGGGCTTCAAAGCCTGGTTCGACCCGGCACGCAACGAGCAGACCGAGCTGGCCAACGGCCATTTGCTGATCAGCTACAAGTACACGGTGCCGCCGCCGCTGGAGCGCCTGACCTTTGAAACCGAGATCACCTCGGAATACCTGCTGAGCCTGAAGGGGGGTAACTGACCATGGCGGGCAAAATTGAAATCAACCGCATCACCAACGCCAACATCTATGTCAACGGCGCCTCGCTTCTCGGCCGGGCCGACGAGGTGAAGCTGCCGGACGTGTCGGCCATCATGCAGGAACACAAGGCGCTGGGCATGGTCGGCAAGATTGAGCTGCCGGCCGGCTTCGACAAGCTGGAAGGCGAGATCAAGTGGAACTCGTTGTACAAGGACGTGGCCAAGACGATGGCCAATCCGTTCAAGGCAGCACAGCTGCAATGCCGGTCCAGCATTGAAACCTACGGTGCCCAGGGCCGCCTGCAGGAGGTCAGTCTGGTGACCTACCTGACCGTGATGTTCAAGAAGAACCCGCTGGGCACCTTCAAGCAGCATGAGAATGCCGAATTCAGCTCGGCCTTCGCCGCCACCTACATCAAGCAGGTGATCGACGGCGAGGAGGTGCTGGAGCTGGACTACCTGGCGAACATCTTCCGGGTGGGAGGCGAGGACATGCTGTCCGTCTACCGGAGCAACATCGGTGGCTGACCGCTGCACCACATGAGAAAGGCCCGCTTTGCGGGCCTTTCTTCATTTCACTTGGGCGGATTGCCAGCTCAGGCCGGAGGCTGAGCAACGAAATAGAAGCCAGCGAAGCTGCAAACAATGCAGACAGCAAATAGTGCGAGTACGGCGATCCGGTAGGCCTTCGATGTCCAGACCCGCTTCATCATTCCCAGGGCAAACAAGGGGATGACCAGCAGATTGAAAATACCCATCCAGGTCGTATCATTCAGTAGCCCCCACTTGGTGAAGAACAGCAAGGCAAAGTCTTTCATTTGTTGAATTCCATAAAGTTCCAGCGGTAAAGCTCAAAGGCTTTCAGGGCATCGCTGCTGCGGTTTCCCGTCTTGAAGTTCCTGTAATCCCAGCCTGATTTTGCCCTGGTGTACTCCCCGGTTTCAACCGGGAGGCCACCATAGGCGGTTTGCTGTGGGTCGGCAATGTTCTTGCCTACGGCGCGGTAAATCCACGTCATAGGCCAGTGGATAGTGTTGTTTGAGTTGCCCTGATATATATGGATGGAAGCTGGATTTACGGCAGATACCACTTGGATGTGGTGAGCGCGGCCGCCGTTTACTGCGCCTTTGGCATCGTGAGCCAGTGCCAGGATATCACCAGGTCGCAACGCTTCAGCCACGCTCACCTTAACGGTATTGACCCCGACCCTCTGCATGTCCGGTGCGCCGTAGGTCAGCATGGCCATTTCCGCGAAGCCCCACATGTCGCTGACGTAGCGATCATGCTCGTCAGCCTTATACAGCTCCATGTTGCGATAGGTGCGTACATCGGTCTTTAGCTTCACCGGCAGGCCCTTGGACGCGGCATACTGCGCCAACACCCGGATGGCGAAGTCCTCACAGGTAAACCTGTCCTGAGCCACAGCGCCATCCTTGGTCCAGTACTGCTCGTTGCGCAGAATTTCCACGATGGCCGGCACGCTGCTCTGGAAGTCCGCAATATCGCTGTCCGTCCATTTGCGGGTGGTTTTCCAGAACACCTTCATCTTGACGACGTGAGGCTGGGTGTCGCTCTTGTGTGTGAGCTTGGCGACGATTTGGTCTACTGCGTCCACGCTTACTCCTTGAACAGATGCAGGACAATCTTTTGCGCGGCCTGGCCGCCAATAATCTCGGTCTTGCCGGCGGCGGAAGTGGTAACGGCTGAGATCGTGCCATCGGGCATTTCCAGATGGACGGGCAGATCGGTCAGTGGCTGGCCATCCTGGTCAACAACCTGAAAGTGCTGGTTGAATGCCTCCGGCGGGTGAGGTTTGCCGATGGCCATCGCCTGGTCGGCGGCTGCGCCGCCTCCAGTGCTGGCCACGCCGCTACCCTCATAGCTGCGCGTCACATTACTGAGGGTGGAAATCAGCGTTGCACCACAGCTGACCTTGTGGCCGTCCAGCGCGATGCCTTTTCCATCGATTGTCCAAGACGGATCGCCTTCCACGATGGTGCAGTTGACGTGGCCTTGCTTCGGGCAAGTGACAGAGTCGCCTACCACGGCGACAGCCTTGCCGAACATGGTGGTGGTACTGGAAGCGCTGACCACCCTGCCGCCGTGGCTGGTGGGGTCGCCCAATCGAATAACGGGTTTCATAGCTGCAAAATCAGGCAAAGCGCGCACATTAGCATAGCTGCTTGACGCTTTCTCCTGGCTATATGTGCAAATGCCTTTCTTTAAAGCCGTTTAACGGCTATCCCAGCTCACTCCGACGACAATCCATCGCGTAGTAACCGTTCAATCCACACGAAGGATGTCAGATGGAAATCAAGCTGCAATACCCGTTCACCAACGCTGCCGGCCAACGTATCGAAACCCTGACCGTGTCCCGCTTGAAGCGGGCCGACCTTAAAGCGGCCAGCCGCTACAGCAAAGATGACGCTGACCAGGAGGACTTCTTGTTTTCCCGCATGACCAGTTTGACGCTGGAGGATATCGACCAGTTGGACATTGCGGATAGCAAGGTGTTGGCAGACCGATTTCGCGAGATGGTGGGCATCGGAGAAGAGCCTGGGCGAGCTTGATGCGTTCCTGCTGACTGTGCTGCAAATACAGCCCTCGGAAATCGACGGCCTGGATATGGAGGACTACTGGCGGTGGATGGGCGAGGCAGAGCGCGAACTTAAACGCCGGCAGGCCCGCTTGCAGCAGGCTTTTTCGTGAAGTCGGCAAACAAAAGGCCGCCGGAGGATCGGCGGCCTGTCTGGCAAAAACCGGGTTATCGCTGGGAGCGTCCAGGACGCATCGCTCGGGCGAAGATGCCGAAAATCAGTGCGACTACTGGTAGTCCCCATGCGACAAGGGGCGCAATGAATAGCGCGGCCAGTAGCAACAGCAAAACAAAGCCGAGCAGATTTCCGTCAGACAGCGACCATGCCCACCAAACGGCAATCATGCAGGCGATGACAGCGCCAACAAGTTGGACAATTTCAGCGGTGGTTTCGCCGATGTCACGGGTATCGGTTTTCATAGGCCGCAGTATAGCGAGGACGGTTTCAGATGGCGAACAACATGCTGGTCAGTGTAGCAATTGGCGCGGTGCTGCAAGGCTCCTACCTGGCCGCTTTCGCAGGCGCCAAGCGCTCAATGGAAGTGCTGGACGCCACAACCAAACAGCTCAAAGGCCAACAGGATGCCCTGGGCCAGGCGATGAAGCGCGCCATGGGCACCCTGAGCGACGGCAGCCTGGCTGCATTGAACCGTGATTATGAGAGGCTGGGCCGAGCGGTGGACGCGCTGCGGCTGAAGCAGGAAAAGCTGGCCGCCAGCATGGCTCGTGGTGGCGAATTGAAGGCGGCACGGCAAGAAAGCTGGTCCGGGATGAAGGAAAGCGCGGCCACCGCCGTGGCGGTAGGAGCGCCTATCTTCGGCTCGGCGAAGCAGGCTGCAAAGTTCGAGGCCGGCCTGCGCGACATCACCATCACCGGCAACCTGACCAAGCAGCAAGAGCTGCAGGTCGGCGCAGCAATTCGCCAGGCGGCACTTACCACCAATCAGGGGCACGCTGCGATCCTGGACGGTGTGGGTACCTTGGTCGCGGCCGGCATGGACGCCCAGGAGGCCGGCAAGCGCTCCAAACTGCTTGGCCGCGTCTCCACCGCCACCAATGCCGACATGAAGGACGTGGCAAGCATGGTGTACAGCTTCACCGAAACGCTGGGCATCAAGACCGAGGACGGGCTGAAGGAGGCATTCAACCGCGCGGCGTATGGTGGCAAGCTGGGCCGTTTCGAACTGAAGGACATGGCGAAGGCGCTGCCCGAGATGACTGCCGCGTTTGCGGCCAAAGGCATCAAGGGGCAGCAGGCGGTTACTCAGATCGTGGCCAGCCTGGAGGTTGGCCGCGAGGGAGCCGGATCAGGCGACGAAGCCGTGACCAACCTGCGCAACTGGCTGTCACACATGAATGCCAAGCCGACCATAGACGCTTACAAGAAGGCCGGCGTCGATTACCAGGGCAGCATGCAGAACCTGGTGGCTGGCGGCTTCTCTAGCTATGAGGCGTCTCTGGAGATTGCCAACAACTTCATCAAAGGCAAGGGCGACGGCTTCATGAAGCAGTGGAAGGCCGCAGGCGCCAAGGGCGACCAGGAGGCCCAGCGCAAGTTGATGGAATCGTTCGGCCTGAACGAGGTGTTCCAAGACATCCAGACCATCAACCACCTGCTTTCCATGCGTCAAGGCTGGGACAAGTACAAAGAAAACAAGCAGAAAATGGGCAGCGAGGAGGCGTTGGGCAGCAAAGATAAGCCAAGCACCATCGACGTCGACTATGCCAAGCGTGTGGAGACGGCGGAAAAAGCTTGGCAGCGCTTCTCCACGCAAGTCACAGACGTGGCCATCACCATAGGCAATACCCTGTTGCCGTCCATTTCCAGCACCCTGGACGAGCTAACGCCGGTCATCAAGAGTTTCGGTGCCTGGGCTGAGCAGAACCCTGGCATGCTGCGCGGCATTATTGGCATGGTCGGCGGCGTGGTCGCTCTACGTACTGCGCTGTTCGGACTGAAGTTCCTGGGCAACTTCATGTTCCTGGCCCCGGCCAACTCGGTGGCAACCGCCTGGACGGTACTTTCCACCCGCGTCACGCTGATCAAGGCATTGCTGGCTGGCGGTTCGTCGCGCTTCTCTCTGCTGCTGCAGTTTTTCGGCATGAGCGCTGAGCGTGCCGGTCGGCTGACTGCGGTGCTGGGGAAACTTGGCGGCGGTGCGGTGCGTCTGGGGCGTCTGCTCGGCAGCAGTTTGTTGACTGTCGGCCGCACGGTGTTGTGGCTGGGCCGCGCAGTAATGATGAACCCGATTGGCCTGGCCGTGATGGCAATAGCGGGGGCGGCATACCTGATCTATCGCTATTGGGAGCCGATCAAGGCGTTTTTCGGCAAAGTGTGGTCGGCGGTGGACGGAGTGTTCAAGCGCTACCCGATCCTGAACTACATCTTCCCCATCATCGGCATCCCGCGTCTGATCATCGCCAACTGGAGCCGCATCAAAACCTTCTTTAGCGGGCTGTGGGAAGGCATCAAGCAATCCATGACCAGCTTGTGGGGGTGGATGAAGATGAAGGTGGCCAGCTGGATTGTGTTCTGGTTGCCGGTGATCCGCTTTGCCGGTGAGCTGCCTGGCAAATTCCTGACCGCTGGCAAAGACCTGGTGATGGGGCTGGTCAATGGCATCAAGGCCAAGATCGGCGCCGCCAAAGAGGCCATCGTCGGTCTTGGCAAGGACATCAAGGGCTGGTTTGCCAGCACGCTGGGCATCAAGTCCCCCAGCCGTGTCTTCATGGGCTTTGGCGACAACATTGCCCAGGGCGCGGCCATCGGCATAGACCGTAGCGCCGGCGGCGCCGTCCGCGCCTCCGGGGCGATGGCCAAAGCCACCGCCAACGCTTGGGGCAAGCCGCGGCTGCAGACGCCGGCTATCCAGGACCAGGCGCAGGCTCTTCAGACGATGCAACTGCGCGGCCGCGATGTCGGGCCGACCCGCATCGAGACGTTCCAGCGGCTGCAGGCTGGCGAGCGCGGTAACGCGGTGCCGGCCGGTAAGGCGCCGCAGCCGATGGCAATCCACTTCAACCCGGTCATCCACTTGCCGGCCGGCACGCCGGAAGCCACCAAGGGCGCGCTGCAAGAGACCTTGAAACTATCCATTCATGAGCTGGAACAGATGATCCGCCGCATCATGGCGCAACAGGACCGGAGGGCATACAACTGATGTTTGCGCTATTGGGCGAGGTCCAGTTTGACCTCATCACGTATTTCGATGGCTTCGAGTCGCAGTTCGGCGCGGACTATGCCGAGCATGCCCTGATCGACGGCAAGCCACGCCTGCAGCACATAGGCGACAAGCTGGACGAAATCCGCATCCAGCTGTCCTTCCATAGCCAGTACTGCGACCCGGAGCAGGAGCTGCTGAAGCTGCGCAGCGCGCTCGCGGCGCACCAGGCCATGGCCCTGGTGCTAGGCAATGGCGATTACAAGGGCTGGTTCGTCCTGACTGATGTGACCGCCACCAGCAAACAGACCGACAAGGCTGGCACGCTGATAGCCATGGACGCCAACATCACGCTGCGCGAGTTCGTTGGAGACAAGAAAGCTCCGCTGGCGCCACCTGCTGTCCAGCCCAAATCCCCGCCGGTTGCTGCTACGGCCTCCCTGGCCGCCAACAAATTGAAGGCGGCGGCCGGCTCGGTGCGCGACAACATCCGCCAGATGGTGGCCTATGCCAACCAGGCGCAGGCAGCGATGAAGACGGCGCAGGACTCGACCCAGCTCGCCCAACAGCTGCGCAGCAATCCACAGGCGGCCTTGGGGCGGGTGCCGGGCCTGCTGACCAATGCGAAGCAGGCGGCAGCGCCGCTGCAGAAGATGCTGCCCTCGCTGAACGAGCTAAGCGGCCAGTTGCCGGAAGCCGCCGTCATCGCCCGCGCCAGCAGCAATGCGCTGGGTGCCATCCTCAGTGTTCAGGACACGCTGTCATCGACCAATGCCAGCAACGTCTCCGGCAAGCTGGATGTGGCGGGCGGCTACCTGGGCGCCGCCAGCAGCGCGCTGGAGTCCGCCTCACCAGCCATCAGCAAGCTGGCCGGCAAAGTCATCACGAGGGCCATCTGATGTTTCTGACCCACGTCACCACCCAGGGCGAGCGCTGGGACCAACTGGCCAGCCGCTATTACGGCGATCCGCTGGCCTATGAGCGCATCATCACCGCCAATCCCCATATCCCCTTAGTCACCACGCTGCCGAGCGGACTGGTGCTGTCCATTCCCGTGATCGAGCAGGCCGATCTGGCCGAGGAGCTGCCACTATGGATGCGATGAGCAATGCCCAGGCCAAGGTGCCGCATCCGGTATTTCAGCTGGCCTATGGCCAGCACAGCATCACCAGCGACATCTCCCCGTATGTGCTGTCGGTTACCTATACCGATTACCTGTCGGGCCAGTCCGACGAGCTGGAGGTGGAATTGGAGGACAGCGACGGCCGCTGGATTCGCGCCTGGTATCCCGGCCATGGCGACCAGTTGACGCTCAAGATCGGCTATGCCGGCGAGCCGCTGCTGCCTTGTGGCGGCTTTGAAATTGACGAGATTGAATTCGCCTTCCCACCGACCACGGTGTCCATCCGCGCGCTGGCTACCGGCGTCAAGAAGTTGGTCCGCTCCCGAGTCGGCCGCGCATATGAAAACACCACCCTGGCGGCCATTGCCCAGCGTATCGCCAAACGCAACCACCTCACGCTGACTGGCAAAGTCCGCGACATCCGCATTGACCGGGTGACTCAGTACCAGGAGCGTGATGTCGCGTTCCTGACTCGGCTGGCGCGGGAGTTCGGTTACGCGTTCAAGATCGTTGGCAGCAAGCTGGTTTTCAGCGAACTGGCGGACCTGCGCGACGGCCAGCCGGTGATGACGCTGCGGCCTGGCGATCTGATATCGATCCGACTGCGGGACAAGATCAAGGAGATTTACCAGGAGGCAAAGCTCAAGCACCACAACCCCAAGACCAAGAAGCTGGTGGTATATGGCGTCAAGAATGGCGAGGTGGCGGCTACAGGCCACACCACGACGACGGCCAAGTCTGGCAAGAACCCAAGCAGCAGCGACTCGCTGAAGATGTCGGGTCGCGCCTCATCCCGTGCGACGGCCCAGGCGAAGGTGCAAGCAGCGCTGGATCAGAGCAACCTGGAGCAGACCGCCGGTAGCCTGACCTTGCCGGGCACGCCGCGCTTGGTGGCCGGCAGCACCTTTGACCTGGTCGACTGCGGGAAGCTATCCGGCCGTTACCTGGTGGAGTCTGCGCGCCACAGGATAGACCGCAGTGGCGGCTACACCACCGACCTGGAGGTCAAGCGCGCCGCCCTGGCCGTGCAGCAAGGCAAAGGAACGGCGGGCAAGAAGCCGGCATCAGGCTTGAAGGTGTACGGGATAAAGGACAACCAGGTGCAGGTGGTTGGCACCACGCCGCAGAAGGGCAAGAAGAAATGAACTTGGAGACCCTGGAAGAGTTCGGCGCCACGGTGAGGTTTGGCACCGTCAGCGCCAGCAAGCCCGGCTTTGCCCGCGTGCGCCTGCCGGACCTCGACAATATGCGCACCATGTGGCTGCCGATAGCGTATGCCAAGACCCAGGACGACAAAGCCTGCTGGACCTACGATAGCGGCGAACAGGTGGCGGTATTGCTGGACGCGCGCGGAGAGGACGGCGTAATCCTGGGCGCGGTGTACTCCGAGGCGGACACGCCGCCTACCAGCAGCCCGGACAAGTTCATGGTGCGCTTCAAGGATGGCGCGCTACTGGAGTATGACCGGGCCAGCCATGTATTGATCGTGTCCGGCGTGCAAAAAGTGGTGGTTGAGGCAAGCGCCACTGTCCTGGTGCAGGCTGGGGCCAAGGTAACCGTCGACGCACCGGATACCGAGTTCAGTGGCAATGTCCTGGTGAAGGGCAAACTGGTGGGGCAAGGCGGGATGGCGATCTCGGGCGGGGGTGGTGCCAGCGTAGCCGGCGACATGAAGGTGGATGGGAATATGAGCGCCAGCGGTACTATTATGGATGCCGGAGGAAACTCCAACCATCATTCACATTGAGTTGAGGGCATATTTTGGAAAGTATCGAGTACCGAGGGTTCATGATCTGGTTTGCCGGATATCGGCATGCGGATGCTTCATGGGGAGTGCGTTACTTCGTTGGTCGTCACACTAACGAAGGGGTCCGAGAAGTACCGTTCTCGCTTGATCGTTCATACCACTCAAGCGAGGATGCTAAAGAGCATGCTTTGATCGCAGCTCACCAAAAAATAGATCGCTACCTTGACGGAGCTGATCAGTCTTTGGCCATTCTTTTCTAGAATTAATCCCCTTTAAAGTCCCCCGGCCGGGGCATGCGGCACCATAGCATGCATGACTCGGCTATCTGACTCCCTTCACTGGCAACCCGCACTGCACCGCCCCGACTTGGTCGAGGCGGAAGCGGATATCGACCAGGCCATCCGAATCATCCTCACCACGCCCAAGGGCAGCGACCCATTGCGGCCGGACTTCGGCTCCAACGTCCACCTCTATCTCGACAACCCCGTTGATCAGGCCGTGCCGCACCTGGTGCGCGAGAGCGTCGAGGCCATCCGGCAATGGGAACCACGTTGCCAGCTGGTCAAGGTCTCACCGCTATTTGATGGCTCGCGCATCACCTTGCGCGTGACCTGGCGTCTGGCCAACGGCGTGCAACACATCACGGAGCTGCCGCTATGACCTTGCCCGAACCCAACTTTATCGCCCGCGACCCGGACGCCATTACCACCGAAATCATCGCGCAGTATGAGCAGCTGTCGGGCAAAACGCTGTACCCGGCCCAGGTGGAGCGGCTGCTGATCGACGTAATCGCCTACCGCGAGTCCCTGGTGCGCATCGGCATCCAGGAGGCAGCGAAGCAAAACCTGGTGGCCTATGCCCGCGCGCCGATGCTGGACTACCTGGGCCAGCTGGTGGGCGTGACCCGACTGCCGGCGCAACCGGCCCGCACCACGTTGCGCTTTACTGTGGACGCGGCGCAGGCCAACAGCTTGTTGATCCCCGCCGGCACCCGCGTAGAAAGCGGCGACGGCGCCGTCACCTTCGCCACCGACGACGATGTGAGCCTGCCGGCCGGCCGCTTATCGGTCGATGCCGCCGCCACATGCCAAGAGCCTGGCACTGCCGGAAATGGCTGGCAGAGCGGGCAAATTGCCAGCTTGATGGATGACCTGGGTGATGTGGATGTGGGAGTCGCCAATATTGCGACCGCGTCTGGTGGCATCGACGAGGAAGAGGACGAACGACTGCGCGAGCGGGTCACGCTGGCGCCCGAGTCGTTTTCCAATGCGGGTAGCAGCCAGGCGTACCGCTTCCATGCGCTGCGCGCCCACCAAAGCATTGTGGATGTGGCGGTGCTGTCGCCTCGGCCGGGCGTAGTGCAACTGTACCCGTTGCTGGCCACTGGGCTACCCAATGCCGAGATGCTGGCGCTGGTGCAGGCAACCTGCTCGTCCGAGCGGGTGCGGCCGTTGACCGACCGGGTGGAGGCGCTGGCGCCGGCCGCCGTGGACTACATCATCGAGGCACAGCTGAAGCTGTACAGCAAGGTGGATGCGGCCAACGTGCGGGTACAGGCCCAGCGCGGTGCCGAAGCCTTCGCGGCCAAGAACGCGGCAACTCTGGGCCGGGATATCGTGCCGAGCCAGGTCATCGCCGCGCTACAGGTCGACGGCGTCTACGAGGTCAATCTGACCAGCCCGCAACGGTTGGCGCTGGCCGCGCACCAGTGGGCACGCTGCACCGCAATCAAGCTCGCCATCACGGAGGCCACCAATGGCTGACCTACCGTTGCCGCCATCGCTGGCGGGCGATGCCCGCAGCCAGGTGTTGGCCAAGCTGGCGGCCCGGATCAGCGATGTCGATCTCTCGGCATTACTGGTCTACCTGGCGGACACCGTCAGCGCCTCCGCGCTGCCGCACTTGGCCGAGCAATTCAGCCTGGTCGGAGATGGCTGGGAACTGGCCGAGTCCGACGACGCGCGCCGCGCGTTGATCAAGAGCGCTATCGAGCTGCACCGCTACAAGGGAACGCCCTGGGCGGTCCGCGAGGTAGTGCGGCGCCTGGACATGGGCGAGGCCACGCTGCTTGAGGGCTTATCCGGCCAGCGCCGCGACGGTTTCATCCAGCGCAATGGCTTCTATGTCCATGGCGACCCGGATGCCTGGGCCAAGTACCGCGTGTTACTGCAGAGACCGATCACCAACGACCAGGCCGACCAGCTGCGCGCCGCGCTGACCGCGTATGCGCCGGCTCGCTGCCACCTAGCCAGCCTGGAGTACCAGGCCGTAGCCAATCGCCACAACGGCGCCATCCACCGTAATCGTCAATTCAACCGAGGGAGTGCCTGATGGCCAATTTGCAGGAAAAACCCGTCTGGGAGACGGGCATCTATCAGCTGGAAACCTCCGACCCCGTGCTGGCCGGGCCGGATGGTATCGACAACCTGCAGGGCAAACAGCTGGCCAACCGCACCGCCTACCTGAAGAAGCAGGTGGACGACCTGGTCTCCGGTGCGTTGACTGCCGAGTACGCCGACCGCCTCAAAACCTCGCGGACCTTGGCCATGACAGGCGATGGAGCCTGGAGTGTGAACTTTGACGGCAACGACAATGTCAGTGCCGCCATGACGCTGGCCAATACCGGCGTAGCTGCGGGCAACTACGGCATGGTAACGGTGGACGCCAAGGGGCGTATCACCAGCGGCCGGCAGATGGCGGCAGCGGACGTGCCGGCACTGGACTGGAGCAAGATCGCCAGCGGCCGGCCGTCAACGCTGGATGGTTACGGCATCGCCATCGCCAGCCAGGCAGAGGCTGAAGCCGGCAGCGACAACAGCCTGGCAATGACGCCGCTGAAGGTGGCGCAGGCATTGAATGCCGTTGGCCTGGCTGGCCGCGCCAAGAACATCACCAGCGGCTCGCTGCAAACCATTCGCCCCAACGGCCTATATCACGTGAATGCCGTCGGGCAGGTTGCCGACGCGCCGGTAAAATGCAATGGCATGCTGCTAACCCACTTCCTCAACGACCAATGGGGCAATCAGGTCTACTGGATGTGGGGCGGCGACACGTATGAGCAGCGGCTGGAAAACGGCATCTGGAAACCCTGGGTCAAGAGTCTGAAAGCCGGGCGGCAAAGCACGCTGGCCGAATACGGCATCACCGACGCCGCCACCAAGGCCGAGCTGCAAGCGGCTATCAGTAACGTCATCGCCGGCGCACCGGGCGCCCTGGACACCCTGCAAGAGCTGGCGGCCGCGCTGGACAATGACGCCAGTTTTGCGGCCAACCTGACCAAGAAGCTGGCCACCAAGGCCGACAAGGCCGCCACGCTGGACGGTTATGGCATCGCCGATGCATTGCCACTGCGGGCGGACATTGCATCGGCGGTAGATCTGGACACCCTCACTATCACCGGCATTTACCACAATCCCGCCAACGATAATGCGATCAAGGGCAAGAATTGGCCCTGCCCACAGGCCGGCCAACTGACCGTGAGGGCGACCGGCGAGATGGTCTATCACACCTATCAGGCGTTTGCCGATGGGGGATTCTGGCACCGCTGCCGCTATCAGGGCCGCTGGACTGTGTGGCGCCAGCTGGCGGATGCCGCCACCACGCAGGATGGCATCACCGCCGCCGCGCCGCCTGGGCAGATTGCCTATTTCGCCCGCGACACGCCGCCGCCGGGCTGGATCATCTGCAACGGCGCGCAGGATGTATCGCGCGCAACCTACGCCGCACTGTTTGCGGCCATTGGTGAGCGATTCGGCGCTGGCGATGGCAAAACCACATTCGGCGTGCCAGATCTACGCGGCGAGTTTATCCGCGGCTGGGATGCTGGGGGCGGTGTGGACGTCGCCGGCCGCAGTTTTGGTAGCCGCCAGGCCTCTCAGAATCTGGCACACGATCACGCCATCCCGACACCGGCAGGCAATATTGCCGGCCAGGACACTGTCCTCGTGGACAATGGCGGCGCGCCGCTGGATTTGGGCGCGCGGCAGGCGTCAAATGAATTGTTGGGAGAGTGGAACGGCAGCGGCAGGTATTTGCGCTACGCGACATACAGCACCGGCGGCAACGAATCCCGGCCCCGCAACGTCGCGCTGCTGGCCTGCATCAAAGTCTGAGGGGGTACCAATGAACGAACAAAAAATAGTGTATTGCTACAGCGCCGCGACCGGCGAATGCACCGGGCAAACCACGGCGCAACGCTCGCCGCTGGATGTGGACGAGGTCTATCTGATTCCCGCCTGGGCGGCAGAAGCTGCCCCTCCGGCGGCCGGCCCGCGCCACGCGGCCGCCTGGCGCGCGGCCGACGGCAGCATCCCCGCCCATTGCATCCTGGGTGGCGGCTGGCAGCTGCTGCCGGATTGGCGCGGCGTGCCGCTGTGGGATACCGCCACGGCGCAGCCGATTGTCGCGCAGTTGGGTGACACGCCGGAGACGCTGGGCGCCACCGAGCTGCCGCCGCCGCCGTTTGGCGTGTGGGATGGCATGAGCTGGAGCGTTGACCAGGTCGCCGAGTTGGCCGCACAGCGTGCCGCAGTCGAAACGGAAATCGCCGCGCGGCGCGGCCAGGCCGATGCGGCCATTGTGCCGCTGCATGATGCGGCTGACCTGGGCATGGCGACGCCAGCCGAGTCCGTGCTGCTGGCAGCCTGGCGGCGCTACCGGGTGGAGCTGTCCCGAGTGTCGAATCAGCCAGGCTTTCCGAACCAAATTGATTGGCCGCTGATCCCGGCATAGTGCAGAAAACAGCAGTCGAGCAGGTGTTGGAGCACCCGCTCGACTAGCTGACCCGCAGAGCAGACCTGCAAGTCATCCCAAGGCTGTCATTGCCGTTGGCCAACGGTGAAACAAGCCTATCGGGATATTTCGCATCAGGAAAGAGTCTTGCAGATGTTACAAATCACAGCAGCACCCATCGTTCCATGGATTGGCGGCAAGCGCCGTCTGGCCAAGCACATCCTTCCTCTGTTTCCCGAGCATATCTGCTATGTCGAACCCTTCTGCGGCGCGGCCGCGCTCTATTTCCTGAAGGAACCGGTCAAGGTAGAGGTAATCAACGACGTCAACGGGGAGCTGGTCAACCTTTACCGAGTCGTACGCCACCACATGGAAGAGTTTGTCCGGCAATTCAAATGGTCGCTGACATCGCGGCAAATCTTCAAGTGGTTGCAGATCACCCCGGAGGAGACGCTGACCGACATCCAGCGGGCTGCCAGGTTCTTCTACCTCCAGAAGATGGCCTTCGGCGGCAAGGTGGACAACCAAAGCTTCGGGACGGCCACCACCAGTCCCCCCAAGCTCAACCTGTTGCGCCTAGAAGAAGACTTGTCTGCCGCCCACCTACGCCTGAGCCGCACCTATATCGAAAACTTGGACTGGACTGACTGCATCAAGAAGTACGACCGGGAGCACACGCTGGTCTACTGCGACCCGCCATACTGGGGCACTGAGGGCTATGGCGTAGACTTCGGTTTGCACCAGTATCAGCGCATGGCAGAACTGGCCAAATCGATGAAGGGGCGGATGATCATCTCGGTCAATGACATCCCAGAGATGCGCCAGGCTTTTGATGGGCTGAGCATGGAGCGAGTAGACATTGCCTACACGGTGGGTGGCGCCGGCCGCAGCAAGGACAAGAAGGGGGAACTGATCATCCGTAACTGGTGATCGTCCACCGAAAGAGCGAAGGGGCCAGCCGGCCCCTTCGTGTGGGAAGTGAAATTCTTTTGCGGATGCTGGAAAATGGGTTGATCACCATTTATCGCGCAAAATGGCGCACAGTTTTCGCGCCGCGCTTCAGCCGACAGCCGAAGCCCCCTCCACCGTCACCCAGCCCAGGACACACAATGATCATCAACAGCACTGCCCCGGCCACCGCTGCGCCCATCGCCAACGATGACCAGCCGATCAAGGCCGCTTACTTCTGGCCGGAGATCGACCCGGCCCACGCCCGCGCCGCCATGCGGCTGGACGGCACCGTCACCGCGCCGCGGCTGCGCCATGCGCTGGTGGAGGCCGTCGCCGGCGTCAATCAAGAGCTGAGCGGCTGGCGGCAAATCCGCACCGCCGCCGGCGCCAGCCAGCTAGCCGAGGTGGCGGCCGAACAGATCGACGGCGAGTCGGTGCTGATGCAACGCTGGCGCCGCGCGGTCTACGCCACCGCCGCCGCCGAGCTGGCCGAACGCTACCGCAGCTTTGACACCACCGGCGCCGGCCGCCAACGCGCCGACGATCTGGACAGCACCGCCGACGACCTGCGCGCCGATGCCCGCGCCGCCATCCGCGCCATTTTGGCGGTGGGCCGCGCCACGGTGGAGCTGATCTGATGCGCGCCATCCGCGCCGACCAGGGCGACACCGTGGACGCCATCGCCTGGCGCGCCTACGGCACAACCCGCGGCGTGGTGGAGCGGATTCTCAGCGCCAACCCCGGACTGGCCGACCTGGGCGCGGTGCTGCCCATGGGAACGCTGGTGCAGCTGCCCGACTTGCCGACCGACCCCGCGCCGGCGCAAACCCTCATCAACCTATGGGACTGAATCACATGGCCGAACCCGTAAGCAGTACCGCCACCACCGCCACCCTGGCCGCCGTCGCCGGGCTGGCCCTGTTCCCCGGCATCGACGCCGCCACCGTTTTGGGAGCCTTCGCCGGCGCCGCGGTGTTCGTGCTGAGTTCCGACAGCCTGGGCCTGGCCAAGCGCGCGATGTTCTTCATTGCCAGCTTCATCGCCGGTTGTCTGGCCGCCGCCTCCGTCGCCGGCCTGCTGGCCAAATGGATGCCGATCGAGGCGAGCCCCGGCGTCGGCGCGCTGATCGCCGCCGCCCTAGCCGTCAAGGTCTTGCTGTACCTGATCCGCCTGGCCGACGACCCGGCCAAGGCGTTGCGCACGCTGAAAGGGGGCGGCCAATGATCGCCCATGCCCACATCGTGCTGGCCGTCGCCCTTGCCCTGGTCCTGCTGGCCTTCCAGCGCGGCGACAGCCAGCACCGCCCCATTGCCAGCCTGTTGGCTTACCTGCTGATCGTCGCCGCCGGCGCGGTGGCGGTGCTGCACCTGTTCGGCCTGCCGCAGCTGGCCGACGGCCCGCAGCTGTTTCTCAACGCCGTATGGCTGCTGGCGTTGCTGGCCCAGCGCGGCAACGTGGTGGAGCTGTTCCGCGCCAGCGGCCCGCGCCAATCGCGGCTGGCCATCCTGCTGAGGAGGGAGACATGGATCTGATCTTGAAGAAGGGCGACCACGGCCAGGCGGTGCAAGACCTGCAAGCCCAGCTCCGCGCCCAGGGCGCAGCGCTGGCGATAGATGGCTGGTTTGGCGAAGCCACCGAAACCGCCATCGCCCAGGCGCAGCGCCGCGCCGGGCTGGTGGTGGACGGCATCGCCGGCCGCAAGACCTTGGCGGCGCTGCGCGGCGTACGCGACCCGCGCCGGCTGACCGAAGCCGACCTGCAGGCCGCCGCCGCCCGCCTGGGCGTGGCGCTGGCCAGCATCAAGGCTATCCACGCGGTGGAGTCGCGCGGCAGCGGATTTCAGGCCGATGGCCGGCCCGTCATCCTGCTGGAACGGCATGTCGCCTACCAGCGCGCCGGCGTCGCCCACCAAGATGCGGCACAGCTGGCCACCCGTTATCCGGCCATCTGCAATCCCGCCCGCGGCGGCTACGCCGGCGGCGCGGCCGAGTGGGTGCGCTTCGCCAGCCTGGCGGCGGTGGCCGGCGACCTTGTCGCCATCGAGTCTTGCAGCTGGGGGCTATTCCAGATCATGGGCTATCACTGGCAGCGGCTGGGCTACGCCAGCGCCGCAACATTCCGCGCCGCGATGGAATCGGGCGAGGCCGCCCAGCTGGAAGCCTTCGCCCGTTTCATCGAAGCCGAGCCGGCGCTGCTCAAGGCCCTGCAGGCCAAGCGCTGGGCCGACGTGGCCAAGCTCTACAACGGCCCGGCCTACAAGGAAAACCTCTACGACAGCAAGCTGGCGGCGGCCTACGCCCGCGCGGAAAGGCTGAGCGCATGATGGCCGCCCTCGCCCGCCGCTTCGCCGGCACTCTGCTGATCGCGCTGGCGCTGCTCGCCGGCTTCACACTGTGGCAGCAGCGCGACCAGCTCCAGCGCCAGGCCGCAGAGCTGGCCACCGCCACGCAAGACAGCGCCCGCTTGGCCACGCTCAACCAGCTGCAAGCCGAGCAGCTGGCGGCCCAGGCTATCGACATCAAGTTGCAGGCCGCCGCCAGCCGCGAGCTGGCCGAACAGGTGACCGCCCTATCCCGCAAACACGCCGCCGCCGCGGCCAAACTGGAGGCCGCCATCCATGCCACGCCTGCCGCCGCTGCCTGGGGCAGCGCTGCTATTCCTGCTGACCTTGCCCGCCTGTTCGACACCACCGCGCCAGCCGGCGCCGCGCCCGCTGCTGCTGCAACGCTGCCCGGCGGTGACGGCCTGTCCGCTGCCGGCGCTGGCGCCAACCACCAACCAGCAACTGGCCGACAGCTGGCAGCAGCACCGGGCGGCGCTTGAATCCTGCGCCGCGCAGATCGATCACATCATCCATTGCCAACAGAACACGCCATGACCGATTTCTACGACCGCGCCCAGGCGCTGGAACAACTCCAGCGCGATGCCGCGCTGGCCCGCCAGCTCGCCAACATCACCCACCGCGCCAGCCTCAGCCATTGCGAGGATTGCGCCGAGCCGATACCCGACGCCCGCCAGCGCATCGTCGCCGGCTGCTCGCGCTGCGTGCAGTGCCAACAGGAATTCGAACGCTATGAACAAGCCCGCTAGCCTGCGCCAGGCGCTGGAAGCGGCGCTGCCGGAGCTGCGCGACAACCCCGACCGGCTGCTGATGTTCATTGAAGATGGCGGCATCGTCGCCGCCCCCGGCCGGCTGTCGTTCGGCTATCGCTACACCGTCAAACTGATCGTCACCGACTACGCCGGCCACCTCGACCAGCTCATCATCCCGCTGCGCGGCTGGATCGAAGCCAACGAGCCGCCGCTGATCCAGAACCCGGAACGGCTGGAAAAAGGATTCCGCTTTGAAGCCGAGCTGACCAGCCTAGCCGCGATGGATGTAGAGATCACGCTCCAACTGACCGAAGGGGTCAAAGTTCAGACAGAGGCAGACGGCAGCATTACCGCCACCCACCGCGGCGAGCCGCCCGAGCCATGGGCCTGGGATATCACGGTGAAAAATGAACATGATGCAGCTTGAAACCGAGCTGTCCGGCCTGTTGCAGCGGGTGGAGCCGGCGGCCCGCCGCGCGCTGGCTCGCGACATCGCCAAAGCGCTGCGCGCCAGCCAGCAGCAACGCATCCGCGACCAGCTCAACCCGGACGGCAGCGAGTTCACGCCACGCAAGCCGCAATTCCGCGCAAAGAAGGGCAAAATCCGCCGCCAGATGTTCAGCAAGTTGCGCGCCGCCAAGTGGCTGAAGGTGGAAGCCACCACCAACGGCGCCGCCGTTGCTTTCGTCGGCCAGGTGGAACGCATCGCCCGCGTCCATCAATACGGCCTGCGCGACCGCGTCAGCCGGCGCAGCCGCCGCGAAACGCAATATCCGGCGCGCGAGCTGCTGGGCTTCGCCGCCGCCGATATCGAAGTTATCCGCGACCAGATGCTGGCCCATCTATCCAAGTAACACCCGCCACAAGGAAGCACCATGCAACACACGCAAATCAGTCTACGCAATACCAATTGCATCAAGATCAACCTGCATAGCAGCCCGCTCAAAAAAAGTGGGGGCGCTTTTTGGAAAAGCGCCCCCACTTTTGCATCAAACTTAACTCAAAAAATACTTAAAAAATTCAATACAGCACGCCCCTGGACGATTTCCCCCATCATAAATTAAGGTCAATCCTCAAAGTACACCGTCAAGCAGAGTCGAACAGATTCACTATCGGAAACTTGACTCCTTTGCCGTTCTTGCCATAGCCATCATACTTCGTAGGATCAACAATATGGCCAAAATCTTCAGCGCCAATTCCAGCATTAGCTGCATACTGCTTAGCTTGGCGCTCTATCAGTGGAAGGTTTTTTTTCATTTCCTCAACTGAATCAGAATACCTAGCCTTGACATCAGGATCTGTCGTTGTATCAGCTATTTTCTGGAATGCGATGATATTGGACTGAACCGTGCCAATAACTGACATTCGCTCATTGTAAGCTACCGCATATCCCATTGGCCCCATGATCGGCTCCTAAGCATCACGCATTGAATTGACAATGGTTAATTGTAGCTCAGAAAGGCAACTTGGGAGAGCTTGGGAACAGCTTGTAAGTGCTTATACTGACATCAACCACACCCACACCGGTGTAAGGATTGAACGACGTCAGCTTACCTTGGCAATTCAGATATGTTGAATACTCATAATTCAACGGTGTAATTGTCAGCTTCGGAATAGAAAGCTGAGTACGGGGGTCAATATTGGATACAAAGCTAATCTCACACCCAGGAGCATTACTCGTCACACCAGTCAAAGGCTTACTACGGTAAATGATATCCACACTGTCAATGCCAATGTTTGCCGGCAACAAAGAGTATACATAGGTTGACACTGTGCTTTTTGCTGGCAGTGTCGCCGGAAGATGCGGACTGAACGACATATAGTCCTTGCCTTCCTTTTCAAGATAGAACGGATCGCTAATATTTTTAATATTGACGGTTACTGCCGCGCACGCGGCGCTGGAAATCCCAAGAACTAATAAACCAGCAATGAGCTTTCTCAACATCTCAACACTCCAAAATTTTATTAATCTGAGATTCGATTTTCACGTCACTTATGACAGGTGGTAACTGACAAAATGATCAGTATCACAATCTAGTCAGTTGTGAGGGTTCACCACACAACACCCACCCCGCGACACCCCATGCCGGCCCGTGCAAACTGCCCGGCATGGACGATTACGCAGACCTCTCCCGCCGCATTGAGTCGCTGATCCGCCTGGGCACCATCGCCCAGGTGGATCACGACGCCGAGCGCGTGCGCGTGCAATCCGGCGACCTCACCAGCCACTGGCTACCCTGGCTCGCGCCGCGCGCTGGCCAGACCCGCGACTGGAACCCGCCCACCGAGGGCGAGCAGGTGATATTGCTCTGTCCCAGCGGCGACCCGGCGACCGCCATTGTGCTGCTGGGCCTGTATTCCGATCAGCGGCCGGCGCCCTCCCACAGCCCCGACGAACATTTGCGCGTCTACCCGGACGGCGCCCGCATCCTCTACAACCACGCCGCCGGCGCGCTCAGCGTGTCCGGCATCCAGACCGCCACGGTGCAGGCCGCCGTACTCGTCACCGTGAGTTGCCCGGAAACCGTCATCACCGGCAACGTCACGATCCTGGGCCGCTTGACCGTGCTGGGCGACGTGATAGCCAGGGCGAAAGCTACCGTGTCCGGCCTGTTCAGTTACCTCGCCGGCATGGCGGGATCGGGCGGCGCCGGCGGCGCGTCCACCACCATCAGCGGCAACATCAACCATAGCGGCGGCGCGTTGTCGTCCAACGGCGTGACGCTGCACAGCCACACCCACCCCGACCCGCACGGCGGCAATACGGAGCCACCCCGATGAGCAGCTACACCGGCATGGACGCCGCTACCGGCCGCGCCATCCACGATGACGACCACATCCGCCAATCCATCGCCCGCATCCTCACCACCCCGCGCGGCTCGCGCATCGAGCGGCGCGAGTTCGGCAGCATCCTGCCGGACCTGATCGACCGCCCGCTAAACGGCAAGACCCGCATGCAGGCGATGGCCACCACCGTCATGGCGCTGGCCGCCTGGGAGCCGCGGATAGAACTGACACGCGTCCTCTTGCAGACCGGAACCGGCGCCGCGGCTGGCGCGCTGACCATCGACATCGACGCCAGGCGCCGGGCCGGCGGCCAGCCGCTGCAATTTGCCATTCCCTTGAGGAGCTGACCGCATGGCCATAGACCTGACCCGCCTGCCCGCGCCGACCATCGTGGATGCCATCGATTACGAAACTCTGCTTGAGGCCTACAAATCCGGTTTTCTTGCGCGGGTCCCGCCTGAGCAGCGCGCGAGCTACGCCGCCGCGCTGCAACTGGAAAGCGAGCCGATCACCATGGCGCTGCAGCTGGCCAGCTACCGCGAAATGCTGCTGCGCCAGCGCGTCAACGAAGCCGCCCGCGCCAGCCTGCTGGCCTACGCCGCCGGCGCCGATCTCGACAACCGCGCCGCAGACTACGGCGTGCAGCGGCTGCTGATCCAGCCAGCCAACCCGGACGTCACCCCGCCAACCGAGGCGCTATGGGAAGACGACAGCCGGCTGCGCTATCGCTGCCAGATGGCGCTGGAAGGGCTGGCCAGCGGCGGGCCGCGCGGCGCGTACTTGTTTCATGCCTTGAGCGCCAGCGCCGAGGTGCTGGATGCCGATGTGGATACCCCGGCCGGCGGCGTGGTGCGGGTGTGGCTGCTGGGCCGTGACGGCATCGCCAGCCCAGCGCTATGCGATACCGTCGCCGCCGCGTTGAGCGCCGAGGACGTGCGTCCGCTGTGCGACACGGTGCAGGTCTGCGCCAGCCAGCCGCTGGCATTCGCTATCGATGCCCGCATCCTGTACCAGCCTGGCGGCGAGGCCGCCAGCGGCGGACTGGCCGGCGCCCGCGACCGACTGGACCGGATGCTTGCCGAGCGCCGCAAAATCGGCGGCAGCGTGCCGCGCTCCGCCATTGACGCCGCATTGCATGTGCCAGGCGTGGACCGTGTCAGCATCGCCAGTCCGGCGGCGGACGTGCTGTGCGGCGTTGGCCAGTTTCCCGACTGCGCCGCCATCACGGTGACGCCGCAATGAGCCGCCAACTGCTGCCGCCCAACCGCACGCCGCTTGAAGCCGCGCTGGCCGATGCCTGCGCGCTGACGCTGGACCCATCGCCGATTCGTGGCCTGGCCGACAGCCGCCGCTGCCCGGCGCCGCTGCTGCCCTGGCTGGCGTGGTCCCGCAGCGTGGCAAACTTCGACGCCGCCGCCACCGAGGAGCAACAACGCGCCCTGATTGCCTCCTCCGTCGCCGTCCACCGCCGCAAGGGAACCCTCTCGGCTGTGCGCCAGGTGTTCCGCGACCTCGGTCTGGGCGAAGTGCGAATCAACGAGGGCAACCACCACTACCAGGCAGACGGCGAACTGGTGGCCGATGGCTTCGGCACCGCAGGCGATCCCGCCGGCTGGCCTGAATACCGGGTGCAGATCGACAAGATGCTGAGCCTGGAGCAGGCCGCCGCTGCCCGCAGAATTCTCAATGATGTGGCCCCGGCACGTTGCGTGCTGTGGGGCTTGGACTTCACCGGCGCCACACTGATCGCCAACGGCTACGCCAGCGCCAACGGCGCCTATACCGCAGGAGTGATACGAACATGACAGCCCTTCCCATCCCCGCTACGCCCGGTTGGCCCGGCGTCACCCGCTACGAGGTAACGGAGCGATTGCTGGGCGGCGACGGCGGCCCGCTCAACCGTGCGCCGTCCGAGTTGCTGGAGCGCACCGAGTACCTGAAGAAGCAGATAGACGACATCGTGTCCGGCGCGCTGGTGGCCGAGTACGCCGACCGCCTCAAGACCCCGCGCAACCTCGCCATGACCGGGGATGGTAGCTGGAGCGTGACGTTCGACGGCAGCGGCAATGTCAGCGGCGCGCTGACGCTGGCAAACAGCGGCGTGACCGCCGGTAGTTACGGCATGGTGACGGTGGATGCGAAAGGCCGCGTGGCAGCTGGGCGACAGATGACGGCGGCGGACGTGCCAGCGCTGGACTGGAACAAGATTGCCAGCGGCAAGCCATCCACCCTCGCCGGCTACGGCATCGCCGACGCCGCCAGCAAGGCCGAATTGCAAGCCGCCATTGATGGCGTGGTGGCCGGTGCGCCCGGCGCGCTCAACACCCTGCAAAAGCTGGCGACGGCACTGGACAATGACGCCAGCTTCGCCGCCAACCTGACCAAGAAGCTGGCCGGCAAAGCCGACAAAGCCAGCACCTTGGCTGGCTACGGCATCACCGACGCCGCCACCAAGGCCGAGCTGCAAGCGGCTATCAGTAACGTCATCGCCGGCGCACCGGGCGCCCTGGACACCCTGCAAGAGCTGGCGGCCGCGCTGGACAATGACGCCAGTTTTGCGGCCAACCTGACCAAGAAGCTGGCCACCAAGGCCGACAAGGCCGCCACGCTGGACGGTTATGGCATCGCCGATGCATTGCCACTGCGGGCGGATATTGCATCGGCGGTAGATCTGGACACCCTCACTATCACCGGCATTTACCACAATCCCGCCAACGATAATGCGATCAAGGGCAAGAATTGGCCCTGCCCACAGGCCGGCCAACTGACCGTGAGGGCGACCGGCGAGATGGTCTATCACACCTATCAGGCGTTTGCCGATGGGGGATTCTGGCACCGCTGCCGCTATCAGGGCCGCTGGACTGTGTGGCGCCAGCTGGCGGATGCCGCCACCACGCAGGATGGCATCACCGCCGCCGCGCCGCCTGGGCAGATTGCCTATTTCGCCCGCGACACGCCGCCGCCGGGCTGGATCATCTGCAACGGCGCGCAGGATGTATCGCGCGCAACCTACGCCGCACTGTTTGCGGCCATTGGTGAGCGATTCGGCGCTGGCGATGGCAAAACCACATTCGGCGTGCCAGATCTACGCGGCGAGTTTATCCGCGGCTGGGATGCTGGGGGCGGTGTAGACGTCGCCGGCCGCAGTTTTGGTAGCCGCCAGGCCTCTCAGAATCTGGCACACGATCACGCCATCCCGACACCGGCAGGCAATATTGCCGGCCAGGACACTGTCCTCGTGGACAATGGCGGCGCGCCGCTGGATTTGGGCGCGCGGCAGGCGTCAAATGAATTGTTGGGAGAGTGGAACGGCAGCGGCAGGTATTTGCGTTACGCGACATACAGCACCGGCGGCAACGAGTCCCGGCCCCGCAACGTCGCGCTGCTGGCCTGCATCAAAGTCTGAGGGGGTACCAATGAACGAACAAAAAATAGTGTATTGCTACAGCGCCGCGACCGGCGAATGCACCGGGCAAACCACGGCGCAACGCTCGCCGCTGGATGTGGACGAGGTCTATCTGATTCCCGCCTGGGCGGCAGAAGCTGCCCCTCCGGCGGCCGGCCCGCGCCACGCGGCCGCCTGGCGCGCGGCCGACGGCAGCATCCCCGCCCATTGCATCCTGGGTGGCGGCTGGCAGCTGCTGCCGGATTGGCGCGGCGTGCCGCTGTGGGACACCGCCACGGCGCAGCCGATTGCCGCGCAGCTGGGCGACACGCCGGAGGCGCTGGGCGCGACCGAGCTGGCGCCGCCACCGTTTGGCGTGTGGGATGGCGCGGGTTGGAGCGTTGACCACGCCGCCGCGTTGGCCGCACAGCGTGCCGCAGTCGAAACGGAAATCGCCGCGCGGCGCGGCCAGGCCGATGCGGCCATTGTGCCGCTGCATGATGCGGCTGACCTGGGCATGGCGACGCCAGCTGAAGCCGAACTGTTGGCCGCCTGGCGGCGCTACCGGGTGGAGCTGTCCCGCGTGCCGCAGCAGCCAGGCTACCCGGCCGCAGTCAATTGGCCGGCACCGCCAGCCGCACTATGACAAAGCCCCGCATTCGCGGGGCTGTTTGTTTATGCCGCCTTGCCTTGCGGCGGTGGCCGTTTGCCGATCTGATCGACTTCAAATCTCAGGGCGGCGACGGCCGCATCCGAGATAAACCCAATCGATGGGTCATCGTGATGGGATGCCAGGGTGTGGCCGATTTTATCTAGGCAGCAACAGAGATTTTCTAGGGTGTCACGCGGCGAGGTTCCAATAAGGGGATTCAAATGAATAGCTTCAGAGCGATTGCGCATTTTCTTGCCTTTTAGTTTTTGCTTTTGGGTGAAAAATTCCAAAACAGTATTTTTATGGAATTTCTCGCGGCTGCATATTGGCTTAATCGCTAATACGCTGCATAACATCAGGCAAAAATATGTGCGCGATGAGTAAGCGGGCATCCAGCCGCTTGTCTCCCGCCGCCGGCTTAAGCCCCAGTTTTTTCATGGAATTTTCGATATGGGCGCGGATGGTGCGCTCGCTGATGTCCAGCATTTCCGCCGCCCGGCGGTGGCTTTTCCCAGCGGCGATAAGTAAAACTACGGATACCTCGGAATCGGATAGCTGGCCCAATTGCCGGGCCTGCACGCTGTCGCGCAATGCCGCATCCGCCAACAGCTCGCGCAAATCCACAGCCATCCCGGCCCGCATATGCAGCGGCACATCCTGCCGGGCTATTTTCTCCAGCATGCTCAACAACGACAGCATATCCCTCTCGTCCGCTTGTTCCAGAAATTGATGGACCAAGGCGGAGACGGGAAACGGCATGAGCAATTACGTGAAAATACGGATTATTTCATCCTAGGTTGTGCCGTCCTTCCACACAACAAGCGTCAGCTGACCAGACAGATTTAGCGCGGCAACATGCTCAGAACCTCACCCGGAGACTGAGACATGCCCCAGGATTACCACCACGGCGTGCGCGTGCTTGAAATCGCCAACGGCACGCGCCCCATTCGCACGATTTCCACCGCCGTCATTGGCATGGTCTGCACCGCAGACGATGCCGACCCGGCCGCCTTCCCGCTCGACACCGCGGTACTGATCACCGATGTTCAGCGCGCCATCGGCCAGGCCGGCAGCAAAGGCACGCTGGCCGCCAGCCTCGACGCCATCGCCGACAACGCCAGCCCGCTGGTGGTGGTGGTGCGGATCAAGACCGGCAAGGACGAGGCCGAGCAAAACGGCCTCGTCATCGGCACCACCACCGCGGCCGGCCAATACACCGGCCTGAAAGCGTTGTTGTCTGCCCAGCAGCGCGTCGGCGTGCGTCCGCGCATCTTGGGCGCGCCCGGCCTGGACACGCTGCCGGTTGCCACCGAACTGGCGGCCATCGCCGTCAAGCTGCGCGCCATGGCCTATATCAGCGCCTGGGGCTGCAAGACCAAGGAAGACGTCGCCGCCTACCGCGCCAACTTTGGCCAGCGCGAGCTGATGCTGATCTGGCCGGACTTCCTGGTTTGGGATAGCGCCGCCGGCAAGGATGCCATCGCGCCGGCCACCGCCCACGCGCTGGGCCTGCGCGCCGCGCTGGACGAGTCCGAAGGCTGGCACAAGACGCTTTCCAACGTCGTGGTGCAAGGCGTCAGCGGCATCAGCCGCGATGTGTATTGGGACTTGCAGCACCCGGCCACCGACGCCGGCTACCTCAACGAAAAAGGCATCACCACCCTGATCCGCCGCGAAGGCTTCCGCTTTTGGGGAAGCCGCAATTGCTCCAGCGACCCGCAGTTCCCATTCGAGTCGTCCACCCGCACCGCCCAGGTGCTGGCCGACACCATCGCCGAGGCCCATATGTGGGCGATGGACAAGCCGCTGACGCCGGTACTGGTGAAAGACATCGTGGAGGGCATCAACGCCAAGGGCCGCGAGCTGGTGACGGCCGGCTATCTGCTGGGCTTCCGCGCCTGGTACGACGAGAGCGCCAACGACAAGGAAGGACTAAAGACCGGCAAGCTGGCCATCGACTACGAATACACCGAAGTTCCGCCGCTGGAAAACCTCACCTTCCGCCAGCGCATCACCGACCGCTACCTGATGGATTTCGCCGACCAGGTCAACCGCTAACCCCAGGAGAACCCCATGGCAGGACTGCCGCGCACCCTGCGCAAATTCAACGTATTCAACAACCGCAAAAGCTTTGTCGCCGAATGTCTGGAAATGAAGCTGCCCAAGCTCGCCATGAAGACCGAGGAGTACCGCGGCGCCGGCATGATCGGTTCCGTCGATCTGCTCAAGGGCATCGACAAGCTGGAAATGGAACACACCTACAGCGGGCCGGTTGAAGAAATCGTCGCCAGCTTCGGCGCCGACAAACACGACGCGTCAGAACTGCGCTGGATGGGCAGTTATGCCGATGAAAGCGACGGCAGCGACCACGCGGTGGAAGTCGTCGCGCGCGGCCGCCACAACGAGCTGGACCTGGGCGACGCCAAGGCCGGCGACAACGGCAGCTTCAAAGTAAAAACCAGCCTCAGCTATTTCAAGCTGGTGGTAAACGGCAAGGAATGGATGGAGCTGGATGTGGTGAACGACGTGTTCAAAGTCATGGGCGTGGACCGCCAGGCCCAGCACCGCAAAAACGTAGGTCTGTAACTCACCCTCACGGCCTGCCGCCGGCGGGCCGACACACTCCATAGGAATCATCATGAGCGAAAACATCATCACCCTGGACACCCCGATCAAGCGCGGCGACAGCGAAATCACCGCCATCGAGCTGCGCAAGCCCGGCGCCGGCGAGCTGCGCGGCATCAAGCTGTCCGACCTCCTGCAGATGGACGTCAGCGCGCTACACAAAGTGCTGCCGCGCATCACCAGCCCGGCGCTGAACGAGCAAGACGTCACCAAGATGGACGTGGCGGACTTCACCGAATGCGCCTCGATGGTGGCGGCTTTTTTGCTGAAGAAATCGGAACAGCAGGATATCCCATCTCCGCAAGCGTAGACGACGCCATCGCCGACATTGCTACCGTGTTCCACTGGCCGCCCGCCGCCTATGACGCCATGCCGCTGGCCGAGCTGGCCAGCTGGCGCGAGCGCGCCCGCCTTCGATCAGGAAACGCCGACGAATGAGCAAGCTAAAACTGGAAGTCGTCCTCGCCGCCGTGGACAAGCTGACCCGGCCCTTGAAACAAGCGATGGCCGGCAACAAGGAGCTGGCGCGCGCCGTGAAGGAAAGCCGCGACCAGCTCAAGGCGCTGCAAGCCACCCAGGGCAGCATTGACGCCTTCCGCAAGCTGACGAAAGAAAGCAAGGATGTTGGCCAAAACCTGACGGGCGCGCGCCAGCGCCTGGAGGAAGTGCGCAAGCAGATGCAACAGACCGGCGGCGCCAGCGACAAGCTGGCCCGCCAGTTCGCCGCCGCCGAGCGCGCGGTGGACAAGCTCGCCATTGCTCACCGCAAAAAGCTGGATGCAGCCCGCGCCGCATCCAGCGCCATGCAGCGCGAAGGCATCGACACCCGCCAACTCTCCGCCACCGAAGCCAGCCTGGCCGGCAAGATCGCCGCCACCAATGCCGCGCTGGCGACACGGGAGGCGGCGCTGGGCCGTGTCGCCGGCCGGCAGCGCCAGTTGAACGAGGCCCAGCAGCGCTATAGCCGTCAATTGGAGGCACGCGACAAGGTGGTCGGCGGCAGTGCCGCTACCGTCGCCACCGGAGCGGCCATCGGTGCGCCTGCGGTCAAGATGGTGGCCGACTTCAGCAGTTTCGAAGACGCCATGCTGGGCGTGGCCAAGCAGGTGGATGGCGCGCGCGATGACAATGGCCGACTGACCGCCACCTATTACCAGATGGGCGACGCCATCAAGGCTATGGCCGAGAAAATCCCGATGGCCACCACCGAGATAGCCGCGCTGGTGGAGGGCAGCGCGCGGATGGGCATTCAGGGCAAAGACAATCTGCTGGAGTTTGCCCGCGTCGCCGCCCTAGCCTCGACCGCGTTTGACCTGCCGGCGGACCAGCTATCCGAAGACATGGGTAAGATCGCCAACATCTACAAAGTCCCAATCAAGGACATCCAACAACTGGGCGACGTCATCAACTACCTGGATGACAATGCGCAGTCCAAGGGCGCCGACATCATCAATGTGATGCAGCGCATCGCTGGCAGTGTCGGCAGCATGAACTACAAGGAAGCCGCGGCGCTTGGCTCCACCTTCTTGTCGCTAGGATCATCGCCGGAGATCGCCGCCACCGCCACCAAGGCCATGGTGCGCGAGCTGCAAATTGCCGAGAAGCAGCCCAAGCGTTTCCAAAAGGGGCTGAAAGAGCTGAGCCTCAGCGCCAAGGCGATAGAAGCGCAAATGGCGAAGGACTCCACCGGCACCATCCTGAAGGTGATGGAGGCGGTCAATAAACTGCCCAAAACCAAACAAATGGGCGTGATGGTGGATCTGTTCGGCAAGGAATACGGCGATGACGCCGCCAAGCTGGCCGACAACCTGGGCGAATACCGCAAGCAGTTGCAACTGGTGAACGAGGCCAAGGCCAAGGGCAGCATGCAGCGTGAAGGCGATGCCAAGAGCGACACCCTGTCCGCGCAGTGGCAGATGACGAAAACCCGGCTGTTCAATCAGTCATCCGCCATGGGCCAGGCGCTGCGCCAGCCGCTGATGGACATCATGAGCGCCACGGCGGACATCCTGCAGCGTATCTCCGGCTGGACCAAGGCCAACCCGGCGCTGGCTGCCACGCTGGTGAGGATCGCCGCAGCCGTGTCCGTGCTGCTGGCCGTGGTGGGCACGCTGGGCTTGGCGATTGCCGCCGTACTCGGCCCGCTCGCGCTGGCCCGCCTCAGCCTGTCCACCTTGGGCATTCGCGCCGGCGGCCTGGCCGCGCGCTTCGGCGGGCTGGGCGGCGCGGCCGGCAAGACTGGCCATGCGATGAAGGCAGGCTGGGCCACCGCGGCGAAAGCGGCCAAGGGCGCCGGCCAGGTCATCGCCACCGCCTGGAGCAATTCCAACCCGCGCGAGCCGTTGAAACGGCTGTGGGAAATGACCAAGGGGCTGAAAACCACCCTGCCGGCGGCGATGCGCGCCAGCATCAGCAAAAGCCGCGAACTGGCCAGCAACGTCAGCAACAAGTTCAAGGCCGGCAAGCTCGCCGTCTATAAGTACACCGCCGCACTGTGGCGCGCCGTTGCCGCCCAGCTGGCGCTGGCGCGCGCCAGCGCAGGGTCAAAACTCGGCGCGGTAACGCAGTACGTCAAAACCCGTGGCGTCAAAGGCATGGCTTGGGATGGCGTCAAGGGCGGCGGCAAGCTGATTGGCGGCGGTCTGGCTGCCGCCGGGTCCGGCGCGGTGAGCGCCATCATGGGCATTGGCCAGGCGCTGATATTCGTCGGCCGCTTGGCCATGGCCAACCCCATCGGTCTAGTCATTGGCCTGGCCGCCCTGCTCATCTACAAGTATTGGGAACCAATCAAGGCATGGTTCAGCGGCTTTTGGGAGGGGCTGAAAGAAGGGCTGGCGCCGTTGGGGGCGATATTCGATCAAGTCTTTGCCGCCATCGGCCCGGCGCTGGAACCGTTGCGCCCGGTATGGGACTGGCTGGTCGGCGCATTCAAGACCGCATGGGAATGGGTATCCAAGTTGTTGGGACCAGTGGACGCCAGCAAGGAAAGCCTGGACAAGGCCGCCGGCGCCGGCAAGGGCTTCGGCAAAATGTTGGCGGGGCTGATCGTCATCGGCGCGGAGCTGGCCGCCAAGTTCGTGACAGTGGGCCTGGACATCATGTCCGGCATCGTCAGCGGCATCAAAAAGGGCATCGTGTGGGTCAAGGACGCCATCCTGGGCGTGGGCGAGCTGTTGCCGGAATGGCTGCGCAAGAAGCTGGACATCCATTCGCCGTCCCGCGTGTTCGCCACCATCGGTGGCTACACCATGGCCGGGCTGGAACAGGGTATCGACAAAGGCCAGGCCGGGCCGCTGGCCGCCGTGCAGTCCGCGGCGAAGAAGATCACCGCCGCCGGCGCCGGCATGGTGCTGGCCACCGCGCCGGCGATGGCCGGCCAGCTGGACACCCGCCCGCCGCTGCGCGCCCATGCGCCGGCCGTCGCTGCGCCGGCCAGCTTCAACATCACCATTCACGCCGCGCCCGGCATGAACGAGCAGCAGCTGGCCGCGCTGGTGCAACGCCAAGTAGCGCAGGCGCTGGCCAATGCCCAAAACCAACAAGCCGCGCGCCAGCGCAGCCGCCTGGGAGACTTCGACTAAATGCTATCCCTTGGCCCGATCAAATTGCCGATGATGGCGCTGGGGCTGTTCGTCTTCATGATGGACACCTTGCCCTATCAGGATTTCAAACAGCGCTACGGCTGGCGCTGGCCGTCCAATAGCCGCGTCGGCGCGCGGCCGTCCTATCAGTTCCTGGGCGTGGACGAGGAAACCATTACCCTGTCCGGCAGGCTAATGCCGGAGCTGACCGGCGGCGACACCGCGCTATCCCTGCTCAAGCTGATGGCGGACCAGGGCAAAGCCTGGCCGCTGATCGAAGGCACCGGCACCATATACGGCTTCTTCGTGGTGGAAAGCCTGGAGGTTTCCCGACAAGAGTTTTTCAGCGACGGCAAGGCGCGCTGCATCGACTTCACCCTGTCGCTGAAACGCACCGACGACAGCCTGCTGGACGCCCTGGGCGCGCTCACCCGCAGCGTGCTGGAGCTGGCGGCATGAGCCTGATAGACGACGCGGCCGGCGCCGGTGGCCAGCTCTACCAACAGGGCGCCGACATGCTGGGCGGCGTCGGTGACATGTTGGGCGACACCCTGGGCGGCATCGGCGGCGCGCTAGGCCAGCCCAAGCGGCCGGCCTGCCGCATCGTGCTATCCGGCAAAGACATCACCGCCAAGCTGGAGCCGCGGCTGATCAGCCTGAGCCTGACCGACAACCGCGGATTCGAGGCGGACCAGCTAGATATCGTGCTGGACGACAGCGACGGCAAGCTGGACATCCCGGAACGCGGCGTCACCGTCAGCGTGGCCATCGGCTGGGCCGGCCAGGCGCTGGTGGACAAGGGCAGCTACATCGTTGACGAGGTGGAACACACCGGGGCGCCGGACACCCTCACGCTACGCGCCCGCGCCACCGATCTGCGCGCCGGCATCGCCACCAAGCGGGAAAAGAGCTGGCACAAAACCACCGTGGGCGCCATCGTGCAGGCCATCGCCAAAGCCAACGGCCTGACGCCGGCCATCCCCGCCTGGCTGGCCAGGCAGAAGGTGGAGCATATCGACCAGACCAGCGAGAGCGACGCCAATCTGCTGACCCGCCTAGCCAAGCAGTACGACGCCATCGCCACCGTGAAGGCCGGTCGGCTGATCTTCTGCAAAGCCGGCGACGCCGAAACCGTCACCGGCCGCCCCTTCCCCGCCTGCCTGATCAGCCGCCGGAGCGGCGATAACCACCGCTTCAATGTCGCCGACCGCAACGCCTATACCGCCGTCAAAGCCTACTGGCATGACGTGCGCGGCGCGAAAAAGGGCGAGGTGATCGTGGACGCGAACACCAAGTTTGAACGCCGCGCCACCGTCACCAAGCTCGGCCGCAAGAGCAAGCGCACCAAGCTGACGGCGATACAGCAGAAAGGGATGGAGCCGAGCAGCCAAAACGTGAAGGTGCTGCGCCATGTCTACGTCAGCGAGGCGACTGCCCTGCAAGGTGCCAAGGCCGCCTGGCAAAAGCTGCAGCGCGGCGTAGCGGAATTCTCCATCACCCTGGCCGAAGGCTGCCCGGAGCTATTCCCCGAGCTGCCGGCCCAGGTGCAAGGCTTCAAGCCCGTCATCGACGCCACCGGCTGGGTATTGAAGAAAGTCACCCACCAGCTGGGAGACGGCGGCTACACCACGGCGCTGGAGCTGGAGGCAAGGCTGAAAAGTATCGACTAACTTAATGAAACTTCTTTATGGGTTTTCCAAATCGAAATTGACATCTGAGTGCAACTCAGAACGGAATCAATATTTAGATACTGAAGCACCTAATGCAGGACCATGACAAAACCTGCCAATTAGTACAGTATAATACATACACTTACAGCATAATCAAACAGCATGATCTATAAAAGTTCAGGGGTATCAATCCCACATGACTTTTCCAACTATTCTTAAGGATTTACCATGGCCTATGCTCAGTGGGTGGCAATTACGATTGTTCCTGACAACTATACAGTTACTATCAAAAATGTGGCCCATTCCTGGGGTAAGTTCTATGCAGAAGGCAATAAAGACGAGGAAATTCCAGCCAGTCAAATCGAAGGCCAAGTAATTACTGAAGACGACACTTACACAATCTATGCTTGTGGCCGTGAAAATGCCTCATCTGGCACTGAGGGGTCTTTTGATATTTATGATGGATCAACCAAGGTTGGCACATATACTTGGGATTGTCCCTGGGGATCAAAAGAAAATAGTTCAAACTTCAGCCCTGCCGGCGCTCAGCCTCCCTATAACCGCTACATCACTGAGCCATCTGGCGCGAATTTGGACAGCGGAGCGCTGGGCAATGTGACCCTTGAAACCATGAAGAAAAAACGTCAAAAACAAGCGTGAACCCCCAAAAAAACCACACAGATTGGTTATGAAAATTGCCGTTAACTTTTACAAGTTAACGGCAATTTTCATTTGACACACCCCAATACCATAAAAGCTGTGCCCAATCGGATTGATCGTCACCACCTCAGCATCTTCTGTCACACACCAACCCATAAAACCAACCATCCAAATCACTGGCAGGGTATTGAAGATGATCACGCATCAGCTGGCAGTGGCGGCTACACCACCGCGCTGGAGCTGGAGGAGCGGCTGGAAGATGTGGTCGGATGACAAATAACCCCAGAGTTATTGACACACCACCCTCTCAGAGTTATAGTAACCCCATCAACAACGAAACAAGGGGCAGGATGAATAGTCGGGAGTTCATAAGGATGCTGATGGATGACGGGTGGTTTGAAGTTGCCTGCAAGGGTAGTCACCACCAGTTCAAGCATCCCACCAAACCCGGCCGAGTAACAGTCAAGCATCCCACCAAAGATTACAAAATCGGAACGTGGAATAGCATGCTGAAACAAGCCGGATTGAAGTGATGAAGCAGCCAGCCCCGCAAGGGGTTGGCTTTCCTGCCAAGCATCAGCCCGCTACAACCAAGGGAACCAAGACCATGTTGTTTCCAATCGCCATCGAGCCGGGCGACGCCGACCACGCCTACGGCGTGATCGTGCCAGATATCCCAGGGTGCTTCTCCGCGGGTGATACCCTGGATGAAGCCATGAGCAGCGCAAAAGAGGCCATCGACCTGCACCTGGAGGGGCTGGACGAGGACGACGCCATCATCCCCACTGCTGGGACGGTGCAGGCCCACTCCGCCAATCCTGAGTACCAGGGCTTTATCTGGGCAGTGGTGGAGGTGGACATTACCCGCTATTTGGGCAAGGCCACCAAGATCAATGTCACGCTCCCGGCAAACTTGATCCGCCGCATTGATGACTTTGTTGGCGCCCATCCTGAGTACGACAGTCGCTCCGGCTTCCTGGCTCGGTCCGCGCTGAAGGAACTTCAGCAGTCCGCATAGGGCTGTCCACCATCGCCAGTGGATAACCCTGTGCGCAACCGCCGCCAGGGCAATGAAAAAGCGCCTCTTGCTGGAGGCGCTTATTTTTTGGGCGGAAGTTGTATCGGGGAGCGGCACAACAGAGCGGCCGACCGCCAGGCCGCCGGCGCGGCTACAGTAGGCGCATCCAAATGCCGGAGCGCTCACATGGACTTTAGCCGCCTGAACCAATATGCCGCCCTGTCCGACGATGACTTGAACGAAGCCATCGCCGCCAGCTACTGGCGCATCCCCGACGAAGTGCGGGACGCGCCCTACTTCCATCATCCCAACTACTGCCGCGACTGGTTCGAGTCGGCCAAGATCGTGTCGGACATCGCCATGAATCGGGGCGATGAGGTGCGGGACGCTTTCGATGCTGCCTTGTCCTGTTTGGTCAGCGGCAGCACCCGCCCGCATAAAGTCCTGTTGATCAGCGCACCGCGTGAGGTCTGCATGGCGGCGTTATTTGCAACACACTGGACTTCCAGGTGATTTCACCTATGCGCCCCTACTCGTTATAATTTTAAGCGAAGTTCACATCTTCATCGGGTAACTCGCCTGTTTGGAGTAATGCACCAAGCGCAGCCGCATTTAAAATCCAGACGCCTTTCTCCCTTGCCTGTTCAACTTTAGAAGGACCGGCATTCGGGCCACCGCAAAGATATGACAAAGACTGCGTAACTGACTTAACAACTGTCATGCCGTTACTACTTGCCAACGCTTCAAGTCTATCTCTCTCGGCTTGGCTATATCCAGTGAATAGAATCTGAGGTCCGATATGTGAAACCATCTTCGGTTTTGGTGGCGGTGGGGCTATTGAATCGGGGTCTGTCAGCATTGCTTTGACATTGCCATAGTATTCAACCACTCGGTCCTTTCGAAAAGTACGAGGCCCAGCGGGGGTGGTGGCGACAAGATAACGACCTTGCTCTTTCCAGTTACTCAGCTCGTATTTTTCTTCAACTCCATCAGCCTTGCGATATAGAAATGACAGGTTGATTACGGCTGGACTGCTGCTGATTTCTTTTCCTGCTCCGGCTTGAGAACCTACATAATCCAAGTCAGCTTCCGCACGCATCTTTTCGATTCGTACTGCTGACTCATTCAGGATGGGATTAAGCCTTGCAAGGTTCCCATCTTGAAGTGTTTTTACCAGCGCATGTTGCTGGCAGCGGAAGTATCCAGCTGGGCGATTTCCATCAAATCGTTTCATGACAACTACACCATGGAAACCTTTCATTGCGGATTCGACTTGAAGGGTCACACTGTAATCGTAGCAATTCAGTACGTCACCATCTGAAAATGAAAAATTTGGCACCTCAGTTTGTGTCCAATATGGAACGGCCACAGAGGGGGATTTTAGGTCAAGTGCCGAATAAAACCACCGACCGAGCAGAAAAGCCCATCCGTTTAAGTATCCGTCTGAATTTTCGAAGGGTGCGGTAACTTCGATGCGTCTCGACTTCCAATAAGGTTCTAGAACTGGCAAGAAACCAGTCTTCAGAAAGTCAATAAATGCGTCTGTGCTTTGTACAATAACAGAACAATCTTCACCTGCCTGATTCTTGTCCTCATGCTTCCGCGCTTTTAGAGCGTTGATTTTTGAGCGATCTGGAGAAATCGAAGGGTGGCAAAAATAATAGCTTAGATTTTTTGTCACCCCTGTGCGCAGTAGAAAACCTGGTTCGCAGTTCTTGCTACTTGGCTTATCTTGGGCTGTATAAACGGCGAATCCTTCATCTCGTACTTTGGCAAGCAATGCATGATATGCCTCAGGATTCTTGTCCTCTGCCAGGCCATCAATCTGAATCTCTATCAAACGCTGCTGCACTGAAGGTAAAGGCGGTGCTGCTACAAAGGGGCTAGACAGCAATTGCTCGCAGCCTCCGAGGAATGTAGCAGCATCCTTGCGGAAGAACAGCTCCTCGCCATCATGTACGCCGGAAAGGTAGTAACCAAACTCATGCCATTGAAGAAGCGAGAAGCGCATCTGGATGTCAGGTGCGATGGGGTAGAGAAATTCGAGGACGTTGCGGGATCGATTCATGGAGCATCACCAGAAAATTTCTGGCAATTTTATGCCCCACTTAGTGAGTCACAAACGAAAATGCATCGCAAAGAGTGGAAAAAATGGCGATACCTGTACTTTATAACAGGTCACTCGACGTGTAGCTTTCAACGAACGCGGCCGCACTCGCCAGCCAAGCACGGCGAGCTTTGTCATCAAGCTGATTGAGGCGAGCCAGTAAGCTACTGTCTTCGTTGGAAAGCGTGGACTCATCCTTGATTCCTGTCACAACGTACAGAATGTCGAATCCAACGGAATGAAGCCTGGCAAGGGCCTCAGCATTGGGGGATCGGTCCTTCTCCCAAGTCTGATATGTGGAAAACCCTACATCGGCGGCCTTTGCAGCATCCGATTGAGTTAGGCCAAGTCTCATGCGCTCATCACGCAAGCGTATCCCGATATTCACAATAGTAGGCTTTTTAGTTGACATTCCTAGAATAGTAGCTATCATGACGCCATGACTCACTATGGTAGGCATAGTAACTCAAATGACACACATTCCGAAGCGTAAACGACGTTCCTCTGGCCCCGCCAGAGTTGCCAGGGGTTCCGCAACGGTGCGAGTGCAGATGTACCTGACCGAAGAAGAAGACCGGGAGCTGAATGACATATGTCGAGAGTTCAACGTTTCCAGAAGCAATCAATCAGGGGCTTTCTTTCGTGTCGGTTTAGACAGTTTCAGATCGCAATTCAATAACCAAACAAAAGATAACCCAAGCGGATTGGGCGCATAACCACCGGAACCACCACTAGCCGGTGGCCGGAAGGAGCAGCAGATGGACAGACTGAGAACCGCATACCAGACGATGTGCAAGGCCATGCCGGGCGGTTGGCCGGCAATGGCCGCTGCCTTGGGCTTTAGCAAGGATGGTCTGGAAAACCGCGTGTACGAACGCAAGGGCCAATCCGTCAGCGTCCATGAAGCCTTGCAGATGCAAGCTTTCAGCGCCAGCAGCAGCTTTGCCGAAGCGGTGGCCGCCGAGTCTCACGGCGTGTTCATCCCGCTGCCGGAAATTGACGTGGTGGACGACAAGGAAATCCAGCGCGTGTACATGGAACTGGTGGACGAGGTAGGCAAGCTGGCCCGCGAGTGGCGCGAAGCCACCCGCGACGGCGAGGTGGACAGGAAAGAGCGCCAGCGCCTGGAAGGCATCCGCGATGCCATCTGCACCAAGGTGACGCAGATGAACCACCTGACCTTTCAAGTGTTCTGCCGGAGCTGATCATGGAAGACACCATCGTTTGCCATCACTGCGGCGGCCCCGTCTGCGAAACGCCTTACCGCCCTGTGCGCGTGGTTCATGGGTTTAGCACCAGCAAAGTCATTATTCGCTGCCAAAGGCAGGAATGCGGCGCGGGGGCAATTTTGACCAAGGTTGTGAGGCCAAGGCTTTTTGTGCGGGAAACCCTGTATCTAGTCCATCTGCCGGAGGGAAAAATGGCCTTCACCTGCCCACACTGCGAACAAGTTTCTTATACCCGGACTAGTCGCTATCTCAGCAATTTGACCCAGGAAGAATACTTCCAGTGTTCCAACCTCACCTGCGGCCACACCTTCACCACCTATCGCTATGTACGCGAAACGCTTTGCCCGCCGGCGCTACCCAAGGCAGGCGTCAGCATACCGATGGCGACCAAGCAGCGGCTGTCGGAATTGCAGCATGAGCTTCGCCGCAAGAAGCTGGAAAACCAGCTTGAGCTGCCCGGCCTGACCGCCTAAGTCTTACCCCCTCCCCCTCTCTCTGAAAATCGCACTTGCGCAGTGCGAGGGGGATTTTTACGCCCAAAAAACGCAGCGCCACCCTGGAGAACGCCATGCATCAGCCCGCTACCGCCCCGCAACAGAACGCCGCGCCACGCATCCGCAAGATGCGCTACGTGCGTTTCGCCAACGGCACCGCCTGCTATTCCACCGCGGGCCGCCGGCCTACCGGCTACCGTCGCGCCGTGGTGGATCTGCTGGCCGGGGGCGTGCTGCTGCTGGTCATCGTCTTGCAATTCATCCCGCTGCACTGATCGAGGTTTCAGCCATGAACGCCATCAACGAACACTTCGCCCGCAACGTCATGCCATTTTTGGGCGAACTCTGCCGATCACCCAGGCCGGAAACCCCGCGCGAGCAAGCCATACGCCTGGTGGGCGCCGCCCTTGATCGTCGCCATGCGGAGCGGCGCGCAAGCGCGGGGTCGGTAGCTCTGTTGCAGGAGCAGTTGCTGAACTTGGCGCAATTGGAGGCGATGAAGGACATTCAAGACGCGCTCAAGACCATGGCGGTGGCGGAGCGCGCCATCAATCAGCTAATCGCCATGCATCGCCTGCCATTGCGGGCCATGGTGCTGACGCAGCCGGGCTGGATGATGCATGAAATGGATATCGCGCTCAGCCACAGCGACCTGGCTGAAGCCAAGCTACTGCGCGGCGGCCTGCCGCTGCATGCCGAGCCGCTGTCCGTTGCGGCTACTGGCCGCGAGGAGCAAGCCGCGTGA